AGTTTTGTCAGACCATTCTCGCATAGTTAAAGACAGTCCATCATAAAGGTATGTGACATCACATCTCGGGGGCCGTGTTAATGCATCTTTCACTGACGGACTCGTAGTACATTTACTCAGCCTGTGGCACAAGGTGTTTCTTGATATTCCAAGTCTTTCTGCCCACTCAGCCACACACATAGTCTCCCCATCCAGTGTTATATGCACATTCTTTCTGGTATTACGACTATTAGTGATATTAGTGACCCATCTACAGTTACCTGGCTCGTATCCCTTGTTGTTATCAATCCTGTCAATCTGCATTCCGTCAGGACGCAAGCCCATATCTTCCAGAAAATGTTCATACGAGTCATTCCACCTAGCGCAGACTTTAATACCCCTTCCCCCGTAGTTGCGATATGTCTTACTTTTTGGGTTGTTACATCTGGCCCTCATTCCCGTCCATATCCCGTAGGTGCTATGCTCAGCAGAACCGGATGGTGCCTTACTATGGCCGTGAGTAACGTATGTAAGTTTATTGTTGCAGGTACGGCACATCTTGGCCGTCTTTATATTCCCTATAGACATCCAATCAATTTTGCCACAATCACATACGACCTCCCATATTCTACACTTACCCCCATTAGGATATGTCTTAATTTTAGACTTCCCACTCACAGTTCTACTCCCAATCCTTAACCCAGTATACTTATCAGCGGATTGTCTGCTGATAGCGCACTTACATGGCCGTGACTTTTGTAAGTTACCTATATAAGCCCACCCTCTAGTGCCACAATCCGAGCATATATACTCCCATTTAAGACTAGTTTTTCCGGAACAGTGCACGTGTTGCTTATGAACCCCAGTCAATACCTTGGTGCCAAATCGTTTACCAGTCATATCTTCCAACATACACATAATCCTTTTAGCTAAATTATTTTGAAAGAAGATAAAGCAGGGCCCCGCTGTTATGCGAGACCCTGCCGTGATTTGAATTATTTCAAGGCTGCTTCGACTGTGCGCTCTATCCGCCTCTCCAAGTCGAGTGTCTGTCCTGTGGCCTTCATAATTTCGTTAAGCCCATCCCGGACCTTGTCTATGGCGCCAGCATCCTCGAGCTTTTTAATTCTTACATCGGTGATATGCTCGATATATTTCTGCAGCATGACCCAGATGGTTCTTAGGTTTGCCGGATCTGCCTTGAACTCGCACACAGCTCCGGCGCGGAAGAAACTCCCGAATTTGTCGAGCTTGAAATTTCTGTTGGCCTTTGTTGCTGCCTGGATGTCGGTCACAATACCAAGCCAGTCGAGACCGCCTGGAATTTTTCTGGCGCGTAACACGTCGTTAGCCGCGGCTTCGTACTCTTCGTTTTCGCGTTGCAGCTGACTTTTAGGCTGCGCAATTGTTACGGGCGTGACAGTAGTCGGGGCAGTAACAGTAGTCGGGGCAGTAACAGTAGTCGGGGCAGTAACAGTAGTCGGGGCAGTAACAGTAGTCGGGGCAGTAACAGTAGTCGGGGCAGCAGGCTGCTGTTTCTTTTCAATGCTGTCAAGTCTGGCGCCGAAGTTAGTCATGCAGTCTTTGAGGTCCTTTAACATTTCTTCGAGTTTGTTCATATCTTCTCCATCTTCTTCGTTTTCGGGCTGGGAGATCGGGGTGCTTGTAAACCCCGCTCCCTTGTTATATTTCTCGTATCGGCGGCTCATTGCCGCTATTACCTGAGCCTCAGTCACGCCAGGTAATATAGCTTCCACGCCGCCGAAGAATCTGCAGCACAATTTCTGCCACACAAAGACCAATGGCAAGCTCGTGCTGCGGTAAAAGCGACTTATAAGGCCCTTAAGCAGGCGCAAGCTACGACTCGTGTCTTTATCTGTGACGTATTCAAACGCCAGGGTGTCTAAGCACGTAGCCAGCATGTCTTGGGCTTTAGGGCTTGCCTGATTGTCCTGCATGGCAAGGTCTATTACCTCACAATACTCACGCAGGAACAGGCCTAATTTCATGGCCCGATCGATGTTGATCTCGTCCGGGCCGGGAGTGTTTTCCGCTATGTAAACCATGAGCTCACGCTCTGTCGATGGCGGATTGTCGAACAGAGCATGGGCGTGGTGAAGGAAACTAATCGGAGGCGTGGTGCGATTTTTCATTCGTCACCTCCGGCGTCGCCAGCGCTACGCAGAGACAGATAGCAATAGTCACGGCCGTGTGTTTTGATACGACGGCGGAGAATTGCTTTGACAGGGCGGAATATGCGTCTGCACTCGATGGCGTAATACACATAGTCTTCTGCAATAATCACGTCGCCCTCGGCCACTTCCACGCGGCCGGTTTCTTTGCAAACAGTGATCGGGTAGCTGCGAATGCCGATCGAGTTGGGCATGCCATCAACGAAGCGATTCTGTAGACGGAGTGCGTTGATGTAATCTGTGAATGATATTTCTTTGATAGTTCCGTCGGCGGCTTCGGGGCAGAAAGTTTGGAAATAGTTCCATGAGTTAGTCGGTGTGATATAATGCTCGAAGTTACCGCAGGGCAGTCGGCGAAATAAACAGATCGTGCTCATTAGTAACCTCCTTTTTTAAGTCCGGGTCATTATCCCCGGTTATGTACATGGCAGCAATATGCATGAGCTGCTGCCAAAGATTCAGACCTTCGTGTTCCGGAACATCGATGCACTCGCAAGCGCAGCGTAAAAACTCCGGATGCACCACGACTACGGCACCGAGCAGGCTTTCCTGCTCGATAACACTGAGAATGGCAGGCAGATGCTCGAGGTCGCTTACGGGAAGCTGCGCAAGTTCGTTACAAGTCCTGGCGGGCAGATCGAGAAATTTCATAGTTTACCTCCTATGATAGGTCGAAAAGACCCGCGGTTATGTAACCGCGAGCCGCGTTAGGAAAATTATTAGCGAGTGAAGCAGGGGACTGCTTCGATCTGTCCTTTTTCGTTGCGTTTGCAGCCGGGGTGACCGGTTGCGGGAGCTACGACATCGGCGCGGCCACCTTTGAGAGCAGCAAGAACCAGTGCGCTGACGATGAAAATAGTGCCTTCGGCAGGTGCGGGAAGGTCGACGACATCACCGTATTTTTGTTCGGTGATGTCATTTATAATATCGCCGTAGGAAACAGCGACGCGGGCGACGGTGCCGGAAGCTACGAAGCTGCGGCCGTCGGTGAAATTGATAGTGTGAGGGGTAAGATTCACGTAATTCATTTCGGTTTCTCCTGTTTGAGAATTAGAACTGACCGATTGGTTACGGTCTCGTTAGGGCAAATAATTTATAGCCCGGGGGAATCGTTTGGAGGTTAAGATGACTCGACCCCGGGCTAAATTACTTAGAAGACAAAAACCGAGCAATAATATCTTAGCTAAGTTTAGCTAAGAATTACGCTCGGTAATTAGTCAGAAAAGATTATGATAATCTCTTCTAACTTATTAAACTTATACCCGTATATGTATTTAACTTTAGGGGCTATTTATGCCGTTATAAACGAGTACATTTATGCTAAAAAAATTGCCAGGCATAGGGCCCTGGCAATTTTTCAATCAGAAAATATTAGGAGCTTTGTGGTTCTTTGCTTTCTTGGCTGCGGTTATCTTAGTAGCTACGGGTGTGGCCTTAGCCGATTTTTTCTTATCGGCAGCAAATGGCTTAGCTGGCTCTGGCTTAGCAGGCTCTGGCTTAGCAGGGGACACATTAGCCGATTCTGGGTTAGCTGGCGAAGCTGGAACAGGCACCGTTTCGCTTTCTATAAAGCGCCCGTGTTCCCCGAGTTCAAGCATGCCAAGTGCTATTGGCTTTTGACCAGACTTAAGCACGGCCTGTCGCATGCGTATCTCTGACGATATGCTTTGGTTTATCTGATTAGAGCAGCCGATAATGCCCTTGGTCTGCAAAGCGCTAAGCTCGCCTTTTACAGCTTTAAGCAAGCAAGAAATAAGCAATTCTCTATGTTCTCCGGTGGTGCGTATACTATCCAAGACTAATTCTCCTTAAGATTGTACGAATTTAAAATTTCGCGCAAGAACTCAAGCGAGAGCTTTAGGCGTTTTTCATCGCAATAATATGCGTTGTCTATAAAGCATTGCATTTCGTTTAGAGTGTTGTTATCTAAGCAAACGGCTTTAATTTGACTGGCCATGGCTATCGCTTTTTTCAAAAACGGCCGGCTGTTAATCAATACAGCTTTTGGGCGTTCACCTCCTTTAAGATCTCCGGCTTTACCGAGAAAGCTTCTCTAAGTTCATACTCGGCAATAATGGCATGTGTACTTATTTGTAATAACACGGCGCGACTCGGACGTTCGTCGTGGCAGGCCTGTTTAAATTCAGTGAGCACTTGCGATAACTCGCCGGTTATTATTTTTATACCGGCGTCAGTATAAGCGTCTAAGTGCTTAACGTAATTTATGCAGGCGTAAGCATCGGCACTCACAACTGGCAAGTCCGAGTCGGCTATCTTGACTTTCTTAGTGTACTTCCGCTTAATTTTGTTTAGCGCCTCTTTTCCAGGACAAAGCGGCAGCGTAAGTTTTACGTCTAGGGCACTTATTTTATAGGGCCCACCGCTAAGCCCGATAAAAGCAGACTTAGTTTCCCATTCACTTACTGCTTTAGCGTCAGCCGGTATAATAACAGCATTAGAGAACACGATATCATTAAAGGATATTTTAGAACTAGGACTGACTTCCGTGTCGGCGCGGGCAATCAGTATCAGGCTATGTGAGCGCTCAGGCATGTCTAATTTAGCGCTGTAAATGCTTTGCCATGCGTAATTCAAATTAGCAGGCCGCATACTTGCTGGGCTGATTCTGACACGTGGCAGCTTGCGGTAGTCTATGTCGGGCTGCAGTATCTCACCCGAATTCTTCATTATTTTATCTGCCACGTTGTATACGTACGCTACAGCGCCAGACTTATTAATTATGTCATATAATTCTCGCTGTAGCTTCAGGCATGCATCGAATATTTTCTTATCCGGGTAGCTCCGATCAAATACTATATGCCACACATGGCCAGAATTATTGCTTATAACTTCGTTCAGCGCATTACCTATTTCCGTGCTTATTTTTTGCATATTACTCATGCTCCTTTTTTGCATATTACTCATGCTCCTTTTTTGCATATTACTCATGCTCCTTTCATATATCGCGCTCAGGCACCTTACTTGTATGTAATACGTGCATTATCTCGTCGATGCCTCGGCTTAGTTTTTTCATGCACTCTGCATGTTCGTCTAATATTTTTATTAATAAACAGGCCTCTCGCATTGCCCAGCGTTGCCCAGCGGCGCTTTTGCTGTCCCCGAGCGTGCTTTGAATTATGTCTATTGCATTGGATATTCTATCTTTGTCATTTTCAGACAATGCTAGAAATTCATATTCACCTGCGAACATTTTCGCATACGCGGCAGCCTTGATTTTTAACCTGTTATATAATTCTGCTAAGTATGCATTGGCTTTCCTGTGATTAAGTTCTTTCGCCATAGCATGCCTGATAAGCCAGGCTCTATCTTTGCTTTTTAGCAGCGCTTCATACCCGTCAGGCAGAGCTACATCTCGCCAATCCTGCATTTTATATCTCCTCGTCTGAAGTAATCGGCTCTATCCCTTCCAAGCTTTTATACATATATCTCATCTCACTCAGCACGAAAAACACATCTCGGAGATCTTTTTCGCTGCAGCTGGCAAGTGCTACGCCGTCATATATTCGTCCGGCCAGCTCGTAGGCCATGCCGCACAGATCTTTTATATAATGCAATTCTTCGTCAGAGAACGGCGACTGATGGTGTAGCTTAGAGTACGGCCTATCTTCAAGCTCAATGATAGATTTTCTATTTAACGCCCTTTCTTCTTCAAGCTCAGTGATCTCGCTTTTAAGCGTAGAAATTTGTTTAGACAGCACGTCTGCTTTAAGCGTAAGCTCTTTTTCTGTTGCTGCTAAAACATGCGCTTTTGTTTTGTATACAGCCACTTCTTCCCTAAGTTCTGCTATTATTTTTCCAGCATTTAGCATTTATGCATCTCCGTTATAAATCTAGCTTTACGGCCTCCCCGCAGATAGCTATCCCGTTTTCTGAGATTACTATCTCGCTTTTAAAATCTCGTACGGGCCATGGTGTTAGCGCTTTCTCTAATTCAAGATTATTAAAGCGAACGCCCTGGTTTGTACTGCCGATCCATCGGCGAGTGTCAGGAGACTTGTCTTTTTCATACGGCCCGTGAATTAAAATATCTACGAATTCTAATATGCGACTTTTATTGCTGCCCAGAATTTTTCCAAGATTGTATCCTGTGTAAAGCATAATATTTAACTCTGGGAAAAATAGCTTAGAGCAAGAGATAAATGCTTCGAGGCTCTCGTACTGGTCAAAAGGCTCCCCACCAGCAATGGTAATACCTGTGATACTAAAATCAGATCTGGCGGCCCGTATCTGCGCTAATATCTCGCCGACTCGCATATCAGTTCCGGCATTTTCATCTTGCGCAGCTGTATTAAAGCAACCAGGGCATTTAATACTACAGCCCTGAGTCCAGATAACAAAACGCTTACCAGGGCCTTCTACTTCAGAGCATGAAATTATATTATGCACACGCATAAGCATCTCCTTTTGGATTAAATATCTAACAGCCTTATAACGTTTAAAGCATATATTTTTACGTGCCGTTTGACTTTTATATACGACAGCCTTATGATAATAGCAGCATTACTCTTAAGGCCTTAACATGATTAAGCACGCATCAGAAACAGATAAGTTTTTAAAAGCCTTGCGCGGCCAGCATAGCGGCATTTACGACAGCCTTGGCGATCAAGGTTTGTATGGAGCCATGTCAAATTATACTGGCGACTCGCATCTTACCGATGCTATGCTAAGTGGCGCACTGCCGAATGCATTAACCGGCGCTGGCGTTGGTATGCTTTCGAGTGCATTTTTACTGCCAGCACTTGGTATAGCAGCGGCACCGCCCAATTATTATAAAGCCGGCGGCCTGGCCGGCCTAGGTGCTGGTCTCGGCGTAGGTGCCTTAGGTGCAATAGCAAAATATTATCTCGGCAAAGGCGCCGCTAATATAGGACAGGAGCAGTAAGAATGCTTTTAGAAAAGTTAGCTAACGACATAGCGAAAGCTGCGCGCAACAAATCGGCATCCGACGAGTTAGCGCCAATGTCTTACTCAGATATGCTTGCAAACGACGCGTCGGCAATGGCCGAGGCTGTGCCGGGCGCAGGAGCTCTATCGGCTATGGCCGGCCTTGGTGGCCTGGCATCTTACGGCGGCCTCACTGCTAAGCGTAACTTAGAAAAAAGCGTAATTGATAGCTTAGACTGGAATGTCAGGGCGGCTGACTTAGCTAATAAAATAAGTGAGAATGCTCGTGCCAACGAATTGCTTGCCGGAAAAGGCTGGGCAAGTACGCAAGGCGATATGCTAAAGCAACTGGCCAGGCCGGAAAATATTGCCAGGAATACTAAGGCCACGTTTAGTAATGGCTTGTTAAAACTGCTTCGTGGCGCTCAGAAGCGCAAAATTTTATAATTTAATTTCAGGAGTCATAAGATGATTTTCGAAAAACTCGCAAGTGATGTAAATAATGCCGCCAGAATTAAAATGGCTGGTGGCTTTGACTGGGACGAACTAGAAGAAGTCCCATCTGGTAATGGTGTAGACATCATAGGAGGAGCAGGCAGAGCAGTCGGCACAGGTGTGCGCGCTGTAGGAAATGCTGCTGATTACGTAGGGGATAACGTGATTGCGCCAGCGGTTGATGCAGGCCGAAGGGGAATAGAGTTTGTAAAAGAGGCTCCAGGCGCTGCATATGATGCTGCTGGACGGGCGTACGACGCTGCGAGTGACTTTACTGATCAAACTGCACAAAGAATAGAAAACGCAAAAAACATATTAAAAAACAGAGCTAAAGCAATACCGGGCGAGGTTGCTGAATTTGCCGGGAGGGGCGTAAGGGCTTTGGGGCGGGCTAACGATGCCGCAGTAGACACCGTTGCTTCTGGCATGCAGGATATGTCAGATAGATGGTCTGCCGGCCTGGCCGGGGAAGTTCCCCTTTCTCAGATGGAAGCTTTTATGCAAAAGCAAATAGCTGCAAAAAGAAACCGCCAAAGAATGATAAGTGAGGCTCTTCGTGGTGGGCTAGCAGATGTCCCTGATTATATAAACAGCACTGTAGGGCGTGGGCAGAGGACGGTCAGCGGTATAGGTAACGTGCTGGAAAAACGTCTGCCAGGCCTGTCAGAAAAGACATTGATGCGCATTAAAGACGAGCTTGCCGGCGGGTATGGAGATGCTGCTGGCGGCCTCATGGGTGCTGCCAATAACGCTGCTAATTTCCCATTAGCCCTTGGAAAAATATTTGGAGATGCAAATGACGTCAGATCAAGCCGCATGTTAAACGATATTATTGCGGGCCCATTAAAAGATTCTCCGCATTTGTTTAACTTATTAAACGCAGGGATAAACATCGGTCCTAGTGGGGCCTTGGCCGGCGCAGAAGACTTTTCCAATGAAAGTTTAGGCAGTGCAAAAGATCTTATGATGGAAGGCGGTGGTAATCAGATCGCCGCACTCGCAAAAATGCTTTCTGGAACTGGCGTAAAGACTATGCAGCAGGTAGCAAATAACGACAAGCGCAGGGGCATAAAACAGAGAATTCGTGAAGGAGAACTTGCCCAGGCAAATGCCGCAGCAGATATGGAAAATCTCCCAAGCGCTACTTTAGATAATATCATTAACCAGGCCAGAGGCGGAGTTGATAGTGCTAGAGATGCTATAACTAGCGGCGCAGGACGGGCCAGAGATGCCATTGCCAACGGCGTTGGTAGAATTCGGGATAGCGTAACTAACGGGGCCAGTCAGGCTGGGGACGCTATCTCTTCCGGCGTGTCTGACATAAAAGATCGCTTGTCAAGTGGTGCATCTGACTTGTCCGAGAGGTACATGCAGGCAGATCCTGACGGCACTAAGACTTTAGCTGGTGCCGGTGGGCTAGCTGGCGTAGTCATGCTGGCTAAATTGCTGGCTAGACTCAAAGGCAAAGGCGCAGGCCCTGCTCCGATTTAAGATTTAAGGCTAAAAATAACCCCGGGCTAATCACCTGGGGTTATTTTTTATTTATCGCAAATTTATTTATCGCAATCGCAAGTCTTGCGTTTAAGTCCGTCTTTTTGGACTATAATCGGCGCCTGACATTTTTCGCAATAGCCTACAGCAGGCCCCATTCCGGCTTCTTTTTCGGTTTTACATACACCATATTTTTCCATTAGTAATTTTCTCCTTTGTATTGCGTTAAAGCCCACATTAGTTTTTGCATATCGTCTTCCCTGGCAATGCGTTCTTGCTCAGCAGCACGTTGTCTCAAAATCTCAGATAAAACTAAGCCACTTGCTGCGCCACCGCCAGCTAAGCCGCCGGCCAATAGCCCTCCAATCGTAGCACCAGTCGCAGCCGTAGGACCAGTCATGCCTAGTTCTCGTGATATATCGTCTAATTTACCGCCAAGCATGCCAGTAAAATCATCGGCTTTGCCAGCCAAGGCATTGCGTAGCCCATCTAGCATACTTGCTATTTTTACCTGTGCTTTATTTTGCATGTTACTTACTCCTGCGTTTACCTATTATATAGCGCAAATTTATAACAAAAGCAACTCGATTGACTTATCTTACAAATAGCTATATCTTAATACGTAAGCCACGCCTTAGCTTGAGCCTTTGACAGGAGATTTTTCATGTATCAAAACAGCCTTGATCGCATCAGTTCTATTGGCGCTATGATTCGCGATTCAGTCGACAAAAGCATATTTCCGATCGAGACTAACGATCGAATTTTATATATCGAGAGCATGGATAAGATAAATAAATCTGACGTATACGACGCCAGCTTTAACGTAAAAAATCATTTAGATGCAAAACTCAAAGGCCGAGACTTAACGCTGCCAGTAAAAGCTACGTTAGTGCTAAAAGAAAAAGCTACTGACAAAATCATCGACCGCGCGAAAGTAACTTTGCTGGACCAGCCGGTTATGACTAATCGCGGGACTTTTTTATACGGCGGCAACGACTATCACATGGTCAATCAGCTAAGGCTTAAGCCCGGGATTTATACTCGTGTAAAAGATAACGGCGAGATAGAATCGTTTTTTAACTTAAGCAAAGGCGGCTCTGCGGGCATGGCCATGTGGATGGACCCAGAGTCCAGCAAGCTTAAATTTAAGATCGGCGGCCAGAATCCCAGCCTATATGCTGTCATGAAGTCGTTAGATGTTTCAGACTCTGAGCTAAAAAACAAATGGGGCACTGAGCTTTTTGATATTAATAAGATGCAGCCCGAGAAATTGGCAGGAGAAATCTCCAAAGTATACGAGAGCTTATATCGCAGCAAGGCCGAGCCAGGCTTAGATATAGACGCCCAAAAAGCTGAAATAAAAAAATTCTTCGAAAATACCGGGCTGTCAGAAGCTACGACTAAAATCACACTTGGCCAGGGCTTCGATAAGATAACTCCAGAAGCATTGCTGCGCACGTCTGACAAGCTTATTAAAGTCTCCCGCCAAGAAGCCGAGGCTGATGAACGGGATAGCCTGGTGTTTAAAAATATCATGGCTGTAGAAGATTTGCTAGGCGCTCGCGTATCGGCTAAAGCACGTGAAATTCAAAATAAAATCAAAAATAATCTTAACTCTAAAGATTCTATAAGAGATATATACTCAAAAGAGTTTATCAATAAGCCACTAAGAAGCTTTCTTACGCAGTCGAGTCTGAGCACTAGTTCAGATCAGACTAATCCTGTGGCCATGGCTAATGCTTTAACACGCACGACGTTACTTGGTGAAGGTGGCATTAGCAGCCTTGACATTGTGACGACCGGGATGCGTGCAGTAAGCAACTCGCATTTAGGCGCCTTAGATCCGACACAGACGCCTGAATCTAAACGCATCGGTGTTAATCTTAATTTGGCCAAATCAGTTGAGATTTCTGACAACGAGATAAAGTCTCCGTTATATAATCTGAAGACAGGCGAAATTCAGATGCTGTCTAAGCTTGGTACTTACGACAATTACGTAGCTTTGCCTGATCAGTATAACCGCAAGCTAAACAAATTCAATTACCCAAAGGCCCGTGTTTTGCATAAAGGCAAGATTATCGAAGTCGAGCCTAAATTAGTAGATTATATATTGCGAGACGCCAGCGACATGTTTTCGCTAAGCTCAAATTTGATGCCATTTCAAGCCGATGTTCAGGGTAACCGCACTATGATGGCAAATAAAATGTTTGGGCAGGCAATCTCACTCAAAGACCGCGAGGCACCGTTAGTGCAGGTCAAGCGCATAGAAAGCACGTTTACCCCGGAAGGCATTAAGATCGATACCGAAGAAAAAGCAGCTGCACGCATGTTTTCGGTTAAGGCGCCAGTATCCGGGACGGTTAAGTCTATCACAGCAGACTACGCTGAGATAGCGCCATCAGACGGCGGCAAGGCCATAAAAGTATATCGCTATGACCATTTTCCGTTAGCGAATAAAGCATTCATGCACAGTGACTTTACTATCAAAGTCGGCGATAACGTAAAAGCAGGCCAGGCTATCGCAGAAGATAATTTTACAAAAGATAATACGCTCGCCTTAGGCACTAACTTGAATATTGCATATCTGCCTTTCAAAGACAAAACTTTCGAAGATGGGTTTGTTATCTCTGAAAGCGCTGCTAAAAAACTTACAAGCCAGCACATGCACACATATAAGACTTTAGTCGGTAGCAAAGACAAGCTAGGTATAGAGTCTTATATGCAGCAAATCCCAATGGGGGTAACGTCGCAGCAGCAAGCTAAATTAGACGCCAACGGCATAATCAAAGTCGGCGAGACTGTTGAGCCTGGTGACACGCTAATAGCTTTGCTGCATTACCGAGAGCCTAACGAGACTGATATCGCGCTGGGCAAGCTATCTAAGACGCTCATGTCTAAATACGCCGACGGCGGCATCAAATACGATCACGATACTCTCGGAAAAGTAGAGCGCGTTACTAATCTAAACGGCGAAATAACAGTGCATATCAGCACTGATAAGCAGGCCGAGGCCGGTGATAAAATAGTAGGTCGCTATGGCAACAAGGGTATTATTACCGACGTACTGCCCGATGACGAGATGCCAGTGTCTGAGACAGGTGTCAAGGCCGAAGTAATTACATCACCGTATGGCGTACCAGGACGTATAAACGTTGGTCAGATATACGAGACTATTGCCGCTAAAGCAGCTCTTAAAAAAGGCTCTCCGATTAAAATCACAAACATGGACCCAAATATTAAGTCTAATACAGAGCTTGAAAATTTGGCTAAGCAATACGGAGTGAAAGCATCAGAAAAGCTTTACGATCCTAAGACTGGTCGCTTCTTGGCTGAGACTAGCTTTGGCCCGCAATATATGCTTAAGCTGACTCATACAGTCGATAAGAAAATGACATCTCGCGGCCCATATGCGGCGTATAACTCAGACGACCAGCCGGCCAAAGGCAGCGGGACGTCGGCGCGTGCTATGGATAGACTTACCTGGAATGCATTAATTGCTCATGGCGCTCGCGAGAATCTTATGGAAATGTCTACGTATAAAGCCAATAAAAATCCTGAGCTTTGGAATAAAATTCGCTTAGGGCTGCCGATACCTACACCCAAGACGCCATTTTCAACCGATAAGCTATTTTCACTTATGCAGGCTGCTGGTATAAATATAAACAAAAATGGTCAACAGATGATGCTGGCGCCCATGTCCGACGAAGAGATTTTGAGCAAGTCAAATGGTGAAATAGACGACGCGCAAGTTATGATGGCTAAGACACTAAGGCCCATAAAAGACGGCTTATTCGACGACGTTAAGACCGGCGGCCTTAACGGAAAAAAATGGACGCATATAGCGCTGCACGAGCCTGTCGTGTCTCCGATTATGGCCCCGGCCGCTGCTGCTGTTTTATCGCTGCCTGCCAAGAAATTTGAAAGCATCGCCATGGGCAGCATGTTTATCAATCCGTTAACGAAAGATATATCAGCCGAGAAGCAAGACGGCTACCTAACTGGCGGCCTGGCTATAAAAACTATGCTAGCCGAAATAGATCCTAAGACAGAGTTGGATAAGCTAAAATCCGAAGCTAAAGACGCCAGCGGCGATAAATTAGATAAGCTAAATAAGCGCATGCGCTATTTAAAAGCCTTGGTCGATACAGGCAATACCCCGGATAACGCATACGTAATTAACAATTTACCCGTATTGCCACCGCATATGCGGCCGATTTACTCACTACCTGACGGCAGTTTATCTACGAGCCCAATTAATTTCTTATATCGCGATTTAATAATGGTGAACAAAGAGCTTAAGAATTCCGAAGCGCTACCAGATTTTGCCAAGAAAAAACTTCGTGAAGACTTATTCGCAGCGGCAAGCGCAGTGCAGGGCATCGGCGATCCTATTATTGCTCGCGGTGAGAAGAAAGTTGTCGGTGCTTTAGAGACTATTAAGGGCGAGCAGCCTAAAGAAGGATATTTCCAGTCAGTAGCATTTTCCAAGAAGCAAGAATTAACTGGCCAGTCTACCGCTGCGCCATCAGTAGACGTTTCGCCAGACGAAGTTATGCTACCTAAAGCTATGGCATGGAATATATTCGAGCCGTTTATTCACAGAGAGCTCTCTAAGATGGGCTATACGAATATGCAGGCTAAGCAGATGATCCAGAACAGAGACGCTAAAGCTGAAATAGCTATGGAGCGTGTAGCCGAGAATCGCCCCGTATGGGTAAATCGCGCGCCGAGTTTGCATAAGCTAAGCATGCTCGCTATGATGCCTAAATTATACGATGGCTCGTCTATCAAGACCAATCCATTGATTGTAGGTGGATATAATTTAGATTACGATGGCGATTGCATTTCTGGCAGCGTGTTTGCTGCTGTACGCACTGACAAAAATAAAAACTTTACATCTGATTTAAACTCTGGTATTATAAATATGGACGAATTTATAAATCAGAGGAGCGTTAACATGCCGAGTAAAGATATTGCGATGCTTATCACAAAAGACGAACAACTTATACATTTACACTTAGAAGACTTTCCAAGGATAGAAAGCTCTAAGCAAGTTACACCGTCTGGGAATACTACATACAAAGTCCCTGACGGAATTTCCATTTTCACGTTGGACAACGAAACAAGAAAGCTCGTTAAAATACCGGTCACTGAATTTTCTATCCATCCGGATTTAGAAGTAAGAATCGTAACTACCGCGCAAAAAGATACGTTGATTTTATCTGAAGATCACAGCGCCATAGTATATGATTTTGAAACAGGGCAGCTTGTAAAATGCCGCCCTGATGATCTGCCTGGTAAAGCTATTCCTAAAAGTCTTATGACTTACGAAACCTCCAGCAGCCTGACAGAGACCCCTCTAAAAGATTATTCTGACGGCAGAGGAGGCAACTTAGTCAAAGACAAAGCTGTACTGACAAAAGAGCTAGGTCATTTTATTGGCCTTATGGTCGGGGATGGATGGGTCTCCGCTAATAATAAAGAGACTAGCCCTACAGACTGCAGGGTGTGTATTGCCAGTGTAGAATCCGGAATAGCTGCCGCTTTCGAAAAAGGCGTGAATTCATTATGTGTCGGTGACAGAAATATGTGTTCGATAGCATCCCCTCATAAATTCGACGGCCACGATTGCTACAGCGAGAAACATACTATTACCAATGCTTCACTGGCTGGCAATATCACTGAATGGATTGGAAAAGGCGCAGAGAACAAGCATTTACCCGTATGGTATCTGTCCGCGCCAGAAGATTTTAGAATCGGGTTGCTGTCTGGTCTGATTGATACGGACGGTACTGCCGTATGGGTTAAGGCCGCGGCAAAAAAAGATTCCCAATTCATGATGACCTATCATACTATGTCGTTAAGGCTGGCCTATGAAATCGTAACGCTTGCAAAAAGCCTGGGCCTTACTGCTAAGATTACAAAGTACAAAGAGAAGTATTATAACGTATTTTTCTATAACAGAGATCTACTAAGCAAGAAGCTATCGTTGTGCCTAGCACATAGCGTTAATGCTGCTGCTTACGCTAAATTCTTAGAAAGCAAGCCAAGTAAAGCCTCGGAAGACAAACTTGGCAGAACTGACTTAGTGCCATTTGGGCAGATAATCTTCGAGCGCGCTAAGAAATTATTACCTGGTGCCACACGCAAAAGGGACAGAGACCCAAAACAATTTTCTATTTATGTGACTATGAAAAAAGCTCTAAAAACAGGCTGTATTACTCGTAGCATGGCCAGAGATATTATTGCGATAGCCGCAAGCCAGGATAAGCTCTCACAGATACCTGAATTTTGGCAGGAGCTAGTGCGAGACAATAGCGTGTCATGGACTTACGCAGTCTCGGTAGAGAAAATGCCAAATAAAGAAACTATGTATGATATCACAGCACCAGGGCCCTATACATTCATGGACATAAATGGCATAGTAGTGCAGGATACGCTAGGCATATACGTGCCCGTTTCTCAAGCCGCCGTGGAAGAATCTAAGCGCTTCATGCCTTCTAAAGTATTAGATGACCCTAGAGACTTTACGGTTACTTTAAAGCCCTCTCACGATATGCAGCTTGGTCTTTTCGCTGTATCTGTAAAAGGCGAGAAGAAGCTGGAAAATAAGTTTTCCTCTTTAAAAGAAGCAGAGCAGGCTTTCCTGCATAACGAAATTAACTTATCTGATATTATTATGATAAACGGCTACGAGACTACGTTTGGCCGAGAGAAGCTTAAAGAAGTATTGCCGGTTGGCATATCTATTCCAGATACAGGAATAAACAAATCTAACATCGACGCCTTCCTAAGAGAGATAGCAACTAAAGATCCTGACAATGTAAATAGAAGGCTGGCTGACATAGTGCGCGTGGCTGCTGAGTATGTAGCCACGTCTGGCATAGGCATGACCCTGAAAGACATAGCGTCAGCACCTGAGTTCATGGCGCCATATAAGAATAAAATCAAGAAAGAATTCGGCGGGCTGGACGACAATGGAAAAGTACAGTTTTTGGCCAACATGGTCGGTGACTTTAATACAGCCGGTAAAGCCTGGATAAAGGATAACGTCTGGAAGAATAACTTAGCAACGATGTCTGTGGCTACGGGTAAGCCAGGTCTTGACTCGGTTAAACAGCTTAAGTTTATGCCGTTGGCCGTCAAAGACGAGAACGACCGAATGGTTCCGGCAGCAATCACACGCAGCTACGCAGAAGGCATTACTGCATCGGATCTATGGGTAGCAGCATCTGGTGCAAGAAAAGGCATGATAGACCGGCAATTGCAGACAGCAGAGCCTGGATACTTTGCTAAACAAATGATCTCGGTGGCTATGGACCAGGTAATCTCCGAGCAGGACTGCGGCACTAAGAATGCCATCGACTTAGATTTGGGCAAAAACAAAATGGATATCATATGGCGCTATGAACCTGACGGGACTTTAATCGATAGCAAGCGCTATGAGTCGCTTTTGCGATCTGGCAAAAAGACCGTGAAAGTCAGATCACCTATTACGTGCGAGGCTAACGAGGGCGTCTGTCAAAAATGCTATGGCAGCAATCCTAATGGCAATACGATCGAAATAGGTGCTAACGTCGGAACTGAGGCCGGCCAGGTTGCGACCGAACGTACGACGCAGCTTACTATGAAGACATTCCACACAGGTTCTGTTGCTACTTCAGGGCCTAGCTTAGCAACAGGTTTTGATAAGCTGCAGCAGCTCTCACATTTTCCGGATTTTATCAAAGACCGTGCTGCGCTTGCTCGCATGGACGGTAAAGTAACCGATATCAAGCCTAATCCTGCTGGGGGCATGAACGTATTTATAGGCGACGAAAGGCATTATTGCCCGGTATCGCAGCTTAAGCTTAAAATAGGCGACAGTGTAAATAAAGGCGACGCTTTATCCGAAGGCGCTATTAAGCCGCAGGAGTTATTAGCAACTAAAGGCATACGTGCAACGCAAGATTTCTTAATCGACGAAATGCAAAAAACTTTCACAGACCAGAACGTCCCGTTAAATCGCAGGTCGTTCGAGACTCTAGTACGCGCTACTACTAACGTTACGAAAGTAATTGACCCTGTAGACAGCGATTTCTTAGCTGGTGATAAAGTACAGTTGACAAAAGTGCTTGCTTATAATAGACTGAATCCGACCAAGCCGATAATTCATGAACCAGAGCTGCTCGGAATCGATTTCAGCGCCAAAGTTACAGACGATTGGATGGCTAAGTTAAATACGAATCGTATACAGTCGGTATTGCAGGATGCCGTGGCTTCTGGAGGGAAATCATATCAGCATTCGTATAATCCGGTAGCGCCGTATGTAATGGGTAGTGAATTTGGCAAGGGTGAAAAGGGCAAATATTAATCTAACGGAGAAAATAAATGGCTATTGACATGATGAGTTTAGGTAACACAGCATCACTTCCATCGGTAATGGACTTGTCTCAGATAGGCAAAATAAAACGTGATAGCGTGTGTGTGCTCGGACTATTAGATGGCACTCGCATTATTGCTCAAAAGATATCTGAAGATGCCGTTAACACAGTCTTAGAACAGCCGTTAAGATTAATCATTCAGCCAGTCGATCAGGATTCTATAAGTTTAAGGCTTATCGACTTTATCGTCGGCGCCAGCCCTGAGACTACTAAGATAAGCATTAAAGTGCACGCTATCGTGTGCGAGTACCTGCCAGATAACGATTTGATTGACGGTTACGCCGACCACATAGCTAGAAAGCAAGCACAGACTCCGGCAAGCACGCAGTAAAAGTGCCACATTGCCTTAAGAACCCGCCAGGTTTATAAATAACTCAGGCGGGTCTTATTTTACTTAAAAGGGGCCAATGTAAATGCCAGATTTATCCAGGCGTCAGAATCAGATAGTAAAAAGCATATCAGATATAAATTTACCAGAAGCCGAGCCAACTGAGATGGCTATTCAAGAGCATGCTGCCGATAAAGCAGGCATGCATTATGATATACGCTTTAACATAAACGGCAAGGCCGTATCGTTTGCCACTAAAAAAGGCTTACCAGAAGCTCCTGGCGCGCCGAGATTACTAATTCGCCAGCCAGATCACGTAATAGATTATATGAACTGGGAAGGGACTATTCCTAAAGGCGAGTACGGCGCTGGTAGCGTAAAGCTCTATGATAAGCAGCCTGTTGTAATTACCCAAACAGACAAAGACAAGCTGCATATTCACATACCCAAAGGCCCGAACTCTGGCAATTTTACGATATTCAAAACTAACGATGACAAATGGCTGGCCGTAAAAAACAAAGAGCTTCCGCGTACATGGGAGAGCAGGCCAGATTATAAAAAAGCCACGAGAGACCTGGCCGACATGCCAGAAGACTTATATATGGCTTCGCGTAAATATGACGGGGCGCATTTTATTGCGGATTTCACGGACAAGGGCGTAGCGTTAACAAGCCAGAACTTAGGGGTAAGCGGCTCGCTAATTCCAAGAGAAGACAATTATCCACATTTAAAATATACAAAAATTCCTAAAGACTTAGTTGGAACTGTCCTGCGCGGAGAGTTGCACCATCCGAAGGGCTTTAATATTTTATCAGCCATGACTATTGCCAATCCGGTTAAGTCACTTAAGATGCAGCAAGAACACGGTAAGCCAGAGTTTATACCGTTTGAGGTCGTGAGATACCAAGGCAAAGATTTCTCGCAATTCACTCCCGAAGAGCGCATTAAAATAGTAGACGACGTAGCTAATGCAATCCCGAATAGCTATATAAAACCTCCCGAACGTAAGCGCGCAAGTGAGAGCCTAAGAGACTTTTATGAGCGCGTTGTAGCTAATAACGGCGAAGGCATAGTCTTGCAAGACCGCACGACGGGAGAGTTTCTAAAAAAGAAAAATCGTTTAGATTACGACTTAAAAATAAAAGACGTGCTAGAAGGTGATGGCCGTTTAAAAGGATCAATGGGGTCGCTTGTCTTAATCGACAATTCAGACACAGAAGTCGGTAACGTTGGTACCGGCTTTTCCGACGCCTTGCGCAAAGAAATATTTGAAAACAAAAACAAATACATAGGACAGCTAGTCAAGATTACATCTGATAAGCCAGTCGTAGCTAAGTCGTTGCGCGGGCCAGCGTTTGCCGGCTTTACGATAGATAAGTCCACGCCAGATTTACTGTGAGGGGATAAAAACTTAAATGAGTAAACTAAGATCCGTACTGACGGCTAAGAAAAAAGAAGAGCTACTGAAAGCCTTTAAGCGTGATACGATCAAGATTATTAATATTATTTCAGCCCTGAACGACAAGTCTCCGGCTGAGAAGATATCTTTGATCGAGTCGATTTTAGTCTTATCCGAAGTAATAGACTTGGAACAAGAGAGAGTACGATATGAGCTGTTCATGCCAGAAGTTAAATAAATTATTTGCGTCAGACACAATGACTGTAGACGTGTTCTTATGCGTGAATAAAGAGAAAATCCTGCATAACAAAAGCATGATGGCTGCTTTATTTAACCAGTACAAGAATTACTTGTACAAATCAGCCAGAAAAATAGCCAACCGGTACCCGGGCGTAGAGATAGACGAGCTTCTCAGCGAAGGCTTCGAAGGCATACTGCGGGCATTAGAAAAATATGACTGTAATACTTCGTCGTTTTTAACATACGCTCAGCATTGGGTGCGCATGAAAATGTTTAGTGCCGCACGCAAAAGCATAGGCCTCATGGCCCTGCCTGGGAGCATGTATGCGGTAATAAGCAAAGTCAAGCATTTGTTAGACGCCAATCCAGAGCTTAATTATCGGGAGATATCTATACAGCTAAATGAATCTCAGGAACGTGTGGCCATCGTATTAGAGCTTATTAAATCTCCCAAGTCCGGTGGCGTGGCTACGTTAGAAGACTTCGTGACTTATGAAGACAGCTTGGCTAAGACGCCTTTAGTTGAAAATGCCATAGACGATAATTTGGCCAGAAAAGACTTCGAGAAAAAACTATGGAAGATAATAGAAAGCGCAGTTACACCGAAAGAAGCTTTTGTGCTAAGCCTGCTATTTGGCCGTGGTGGCGAAATGCGCCGATCGTTAGAATGGGTGGCCAAAGTACTTTATGTCTCAAAAGAACGTATACGGCAAATAAAAGAAACGGCATTCGATAAGCTGCGTTTAAACGAGAACTTGTCCGAGTTAATTAAGCAAGAAGGCGACTTATAATGCAGGATTTTTACAGAAAATTCCCGATCCGTATTCACGAAGGCACGATTATAGTCACTAACACTTTGACATACACTGCCAAAGTCAGGCTACCTGGCGGGCGCGTAGCAGACGACGTTCCTTGGTTGTCCCCGTATTCGTTCTTAAATGGCAATGGAATGTACGCGATGCCACAGAATAATTCTGACGTGCTTGTGGCTGAATACGGGTTTTGTCAGTTTGCCATATTAGGATTTATATCCCATCCTGATGGCTTACCTGATAGCACTAACAAGACGACCGGAGACGACCGTACTGTTAATAAACGCAGAATCGGTATGGGGGATATCTGCATACAGGCCAGCGATCAATGCTATTTTCTAATGCGCCGCACGGCTGAACATATTGCTCTACAGGCATCCCCCAAGTGCTATTTTCATTTAAATAACGCGAATAATACAATCAACGTAAATTCCCAGCGAGCCCGTGTTACGACTGATGCGGCTGACTTAATTATGGACTCTGATGCCAAGACTCTGAATACGACTACGAGCTGGATATTTCGAGACAGCTCGACCGAGAAGTCTAATATTTTATTTGTTAAGATTGGCTTTCATAATACTGAAGACAGCGAGGCTCTCGAAGCCGGAATTGACAAATCTATCTTTTCACTTATAGTAAGAGAGACTGAATCGTCTGATGATGATATCTTGACTTCTATTCCAAAATTTAAATTCATCGTCGGTGTGAATGGCAGAATACTATGTAGCGCGGAGTCTATTATGGAGAAGTATCGTGACTTTATTGACCGCTATGCTAACACCTTCATAAAAGATATTGCTAAGAAAGATATCACACGCGAATCTTTGGAAGAAAATATAACGGATACTGCTAAGAAAATCGCTACTACGTATGCTGATCGTATCAGGCATAATAAAGGGAGTTAAACATGGCCGGCCCAAATATGAAAAATTTCGAATCAATTTTTAATAATCTGAGTGCAGACAAACTTAGAACGTTTTTTGCCGGAGCCGATGACGTGGCGATGAAAGGCATAAATTCAGGCTTTGAGAATCTGCTTCGCAGTCGGGCCCGAACCATGTCAGGAAGTCTGACCGATCCGCAGACGCTAATGCAGCTAGCTCGTTATGGCGGCCGCCAAGGCGCAGTGCCAGGCGCAGGTCTCGGCGCGCTATTAGGATTTGCTACTGCACCAAGCACTGAAACAGAGAATGCCTTAGGTGCCAAAACGACTAAAGGCCCAAGCATCGGTGATCGTTTGACTAATGCATTGACTTACGGCGTCGGTGGTGCTGCTATCGGCGCCGGTGCCGGTGCGTATAACATGCGCAACTTGGCCAAGCAATTAGCTGGCAGGAACGCACCGCCAGAAGTAGTTGAGGCTTTCTTAAATAACGCCAAGCTCGGACCCGAAATCGAAAAAATAGTAGCTAATGCCCAGACGATCGCCAAAAGAAATGGCAGCGCCCCAGGTATGCCCACGGCCGAATTTCGCAACGAAGGCGACGTGGCAGCATTAATGTCCCGACTGCATTCGAGTCTAGGGGCAGACGACGCACAAAAGGGCTTGCTGCGCCGATGGCTTGGCGGCGGCGATGATTATAACACGCATGTTAAACGCCAGATGCTGGCGAGCATGATGGGTGTGGACGTGAAGGCTTTAAATGACCCGGCGATTGCAAGGCAATTTGACGCAGCAGCTGCAAGAATATTCCCGACGCTAAATAAAGATACTTCTAAGACTTTAAAAGAAGTCAGCGAAGGTGCTTTAAATAAGCGCTTCGGTAACCCAAATGCCATTTACCCTAAAGGAGACCTATCTGCGCCATCCGCAGTAGCGGGGGCTGCATTAGGCAACGCAATTGGATGGGCAGTTCCAATACCAGGATCGTCAACGGCAGGAACAATAGCTGGCGGCTACATTGGGGCGAGAATCCCAAGGCTTATAGACAGACTGACGGGGAAGGCAATCCTAAACAAGGACCAATCTATTTTAAGAGCCATGGGCAGCGGCGACAAAGCGGATTTCACTAACGCTTATGGTAATTTAGAAATGAACCTAACTCCTGGCTTTGACCAGAAAGCCGCTGATCAGTTAAGAAATCAGTTTTTTAAAATGAATGATTTGCACAAGCGAGGCATCTTACAGCCAAATGAGATGTTCAATGCCGCCCCAGGTCTAGATCCGACTCGGCAGATGCTTATGTCCCAGATGGGGGACAAGGCTAAGAGAATTGGCGCATTAGGGGCGCTAGGCACGTTGGCTGGTACAGGTGCACTTGGCACTGCCGGTGCTGCTTATGCTTACGGTAACTATAATGGTGCTGGCTTTAGTAACGACGACGGCGGAAATGACTTCGCACCGTTACCTGCCCCAGGTCCGATATACGGCCCTTCTATACACCCAAATGCTGCTATTAATAATGTAATGCCCAGACCATTCCCTGCTATTAAGTACGACGACAAGGAAAAACAACGGAAAATGGGCAGTGCCAAAATGCCAAAAACTCGGCCGTCGGCCGCAATCGTAAACGCTTTTAAGAGCTTAAGCAGGTAACAAAGCCATGACAGAAAATAATTTATTCCTGATTATTTCGGATAGGTATTTAGAAAAACAGGCAGCCCCTGTACAATTTGGCAAAGTGCTTAACCGCTTCGCTAGAGGGGCTCTACCAGGAGCAATGCACGGCTCTATGATGGGCGCTGGCGTAGGCGGCGTCGGAGGCTTTTTAATGCCTACTGAGCGGTATGACTCTAATGGCAATCCAGTAGCTGCCAGCTTAGGCAACAGGCTTAGCAGCGCTTTCAGTGGCGCTGCCATGGGTGGCATCGCCGGCGGTGCCATGGGTGCCGGTATGGGCGGCTATAATCGCATTAGACAGACCGCGCCAGTGCAAAACTTTTGGAAAGGCATGTCCGGCCCTGTCCGCACAAAAAAAGCTCCAGCAGCTCCAGCAGCCCCAGCAGCCCCAGCAGCTCCAGCAGCCCCAGCAGCTCCAGTAGGTAAGACCGAGGCTTCTGCAACTCAGGCAACATTTGGGCAGCTCCCTTCAGAGAGCAAGTACCCTCAAAACTCTGAAACTACTTCTATGAAAGTGAGGGGAAAAAAGGCTCCAGCACAGGCCACAAAAGCTCAGTCTTCGTTTGAGCAGGTGCCTTCGGAGAATGTCTTCACTCCAAATCCGGGGATGACCACTGTCAATTTTCCTATGCAGAACTCACTCCCTAAAAAGGACAGAAGTGGCCTAGTTGCAGGAGGAATTTTAGCTGGCCTGCCTATTACGGCTGGCGGAATACGTTACATGCTAAACAAAGATGCCGCCGCCCAGATAGATTTTGATGCAATTACCAAAACGGCCATGGCTAAATATCGCCGAGACAAATATGCGTCCCTGGGATGGGCTGGCTTACTAGGGGCTGCAGGTCTTGGTATTGGCGGTGCCATGTATGCTGCTAAAAAATTCGGAGATTCGGTAAGCAGTGCAGCAGATCGCGGCATACTACACACGTTCGGAAAGCCAATTGCACCAGTAGCACCGGCTGCTCCAGGAGGGAAATAAGATGCTAGAACGGATATTTACGCCTGATAATTTAGGGTATGAGATCGAGCTGCCGGAAGACAGTGCTACTTGGACAGGTGAAATGAATCGCATTTTATTCTCAGCCTTTCCTGAGTTGGCTAATTTTCCTATAAAGCTTACGCTAGATCGTTTCGAGCCGCAGAAGCTATATGCCAAGGGCTCGTACTCGGTAGATATCGGAGGACGTGTATTAGTCATTCCCGTAATCGTAAAAAGCAAGAAAATGCAGCCGTTAGATATTGCCTTGGTCGATGGCGAATGGCAGTATCTTACTTCTGATTTGATTTCTAATTTAGTTAATAGCAACGTTTCTTTAGGAGACCCTATGAACAACAAAGACAGCATCGACTTTTATTCTCAGCCTATTTTAGACAACACGCCTTATTATTCCGGCAATAGAAACACGCGAGTAATTACAGCGTCAGTTATCTCGGACGAAGGCAAGACTAAGCTGGCCGAGCTTATAGCAACTGATAAGTTTTACAAAAATGCCGCTGCTAAGAATTCAAGCTTTAATGCTGTCGTGAGTAATATATTAAAAACTCCCGTTAGAAAATACAAAAGCGCTTTCGTGACTCGGGATAGCTTTTTGAACAGCAGCATATATGTAACTGACACGAATAATAAGCGGGAAAAAATCAGTGCAGCTTTCTCGGAAGCCAAGGCTTTTGTTAAGCGACACATGCCTGAGCAGTATGTCAATTTCATAAAAACCGGTAGCGCCTGTGCCTTAGCTAATTTAGATAGCGATGACAGCAACGACATTCCCAGCATAGGTATGGGGGGCATGGGCAGCGTTTTGGATAAATTATTCAAGAAAGTCTCAGGCCCGGGCATGTTTAATTTCTTAAGCGACGGCGATTCTGACGGACAGACAGCTCCTGTGATGGTAATTAAAATAAAACAAATGCGCGGCCCTGGTGCCTTGATGGGATTAGGCAAAGGCGGTTTGCTGCACGACGTAGAAAATGCAGAAGCTGTGCCGTCCAAAATGCCTGCCAGTGATATTATTAGTTCTCTTACCAGTAAGGCGCCAGACGAGCTATTGCCCGGTGAAGAAATAATGCCAAGCAGCGACGCCGGCTATTTAGAGCCTATTACAGTTGAGCGCGTAATCGAGCTGCCTATCGGCAAAGCAATTATCGGAAAGACCAAGGCCTCAGGCGATGCTTTTATTGGCGTTATCTTAAACAAGTTTAACAAAGAGAAAGCTGCTAACGACTGCACGGCGTTACTGCCGTCAGACGCTAAGCCACTTTATCTGTCGCCTAACACGATTTTATATAAAGTAGCCACGATTCATGGTACGAACTTAATAACTTCTAAGCGTGAGTACTTAAGCAAAATAGCCAAACAAACCGAGCCCTTGAAAATTATCTTTCGAGGCGGGAATACTTTTGCCATAAAATCTGCCAGCGAAAATATCTTATGCGACAGCAACGCGCTGCCTTATTATTTAGACAGCTTTGGTGTTAGAAGCTCAGATATCATTAAAACTGCTGAAGAAGCTAAGTCAAATGGCCAGGCCATTGTTTTTATCCCGTTAAGAAAACGTGCCAGTGCCGTTTTAAGCAAGAGCTTGCGTAATAAAATTGCCAAAGTTAACTGGGTAAAGACCGCTACTTACTTAGATAGCGAAGAAAGTGTTGATTCTGCGCTATCGTTAGAGTATCTTAAAGATGATACTGCCACTGAGTTTTATGAGCAAATTCCTGTTTACAAAAAAGCGCTATCAAACATGGCTAAATTAATGGCCAGCGTGCGGTTAGGCAACGACGTAGTCGACGAAGAGATATTATCTAATGCGATGGAAGCGATGGACGCACTGATACGGGAACTCACAGTCTTCAGAGAAGGGGCTTAATAATCTAAAAATGCTGGAAACAACATTTCCATATCCGTTCAGGAGATACGTATACGGCGCATTATTACGCGGCAGGCCAGTGACACAGATACTGGCCTGCTTGCGCACCATAGGCATGGCCAGAACTCTTGGCACCAGTACGTTGCAAGATCTGCTAACACCAGAACTGACACAGGACATATCGGCTTATGCAGCCGGAGACGCCAGCGTAAAAATGAGCCTGGCTAAAAAATACGACTTAGAAAGTTATTTAGCTGCAGTAGAAAGCATGTCAGTGGCCATGAGAGAAAGCTGGGATCTTATCTCGGTTAAGTATTATCGCGAATATATACTAGTCCTGGCTACTATCCCAAGTGTAACGGTTACTACTATTGTAGAAAACTTCAATAGGAAATTTAGCCGAGAGATAAGCCACGACGGCATAGCGCTGCTTATAAATGTATTCTGGGACCGTAAAGGCTTGCCTACTCTCATGCTTAAGCGCTCGGTAGATGACTTAGTTTCTGTTTCGCTATCCGCAGCAATAAGCAAGCTTTTATTCGGCAATCCGTTGGCAGCAGCTAAATCTGTCGGTGCCACGCTAAAGCTGCATTATGGATTAATTCTAGAAGAAATGCTGGCTGACATATACACACGCTACAAAGAAATGTCTGACAGGAAAGCGCCAATCGGAGAAGTAAAAGACGCAGCATACGCCGTAATGAAAATCGGCGATCGCATCGATAAAATGAATAAGAAATCTACCGACAACGATGTGCTGCGTAGCTTACTAGAAGAACTTAAATTAGAAACGCATGACACTAGCTACACGCTAACAGATTTTTCTAATAATGAAAGAGAAATAGTCTAATGCGCAGGTCTGATTTAGTCGAACGAGTATTTACTCTTAAAGGCAAGCCTTTTAGCTTTAAGAAACGAGAGATGTTCAGGCTTATATATGACAAGCCTCAGCGCAGCTCGGTCTATATGATGGGCCGCCAAATGGGCAAGTCTACTACACTGGCAAATGAAATCTTAATCGATGCATTATTATTGCCGTGGACTAACACGCTATTTGTCACGCCACGAGAAAAACAGACCCGGACTTTCTCAACCGATAAGCTTATGCCTGTCATTAAGTACTCGCCCGTATTTAAGACCCTTATGATGGACGCCGACAGCGTATCTAACGTATTTGACAAAAGCTTTGCCAATAATTCTAAATGCTTCTTAAGATACGCATACCTAAGTGCAGACTCTATTCGCGGTATCTCGGCTAACAAAGTCATACTTGACGAAGTCCAGGATATTATCTGGGATAACGTAGGCATAATCGACGAAGTACTATCTGGCTCGGAGCCCGATCAGCGACGCCGTTCATATGCGGGCACTCCTAAAACATTTAATAACACACTTAACAAGCTTTATCAGAAAAGCACTAAGCATGAGTTTATTATAAAATGCCCGCATTGCAATCGTTGGAATATACTTGGAATAGAAAACGTAGGCAAAACTGGCGTCGTGTGTAAAAAATGCGACGGAGTGCTAGGCCCACCTTTCCAGGGCGAATGGGTTGCTACGAATTCTAGCCCTGAAGCGCAGCGATTATTTGGCGTACGTTTGCCGCAGCTGTTATCTCCAAACGTTAACTGGGAAGAGATGCTTGATAAGTATAATACGTATCCAACGTATCAATTTCATAACGAAGTCCTGGCATCACCATTCGACGTAGGTGCCAATCCGTTGTCAGAATTTGACTTAATTAGCGCGTGCACGCAAGACGCTAACGCGTTGCCAATTACAGGTGCCCAACATACCGGCGTGCTTGCATTAGGCGTAGACTGGGGACATGGCGAGGATAGCTTGGGAGCGGCCAAAGGCTTTTTACCGACAGGCTACACCGTAGCTACGCTAGGCCGCCTTATGGCGAACGGTACTTATAAGATCATGTGGATGAAAAAATACATAGGCCGTGAGAGCGATCCTAGAAAGCAAGTTCAAGAAGTAGCTAAGCTGGCTAAGATACACAAAGTAAATATCATTGGCGTCGATCACGGGGCTGGTTTTTACCATAACACAGAGCTAAAAGACTTAGTCGGTGATATGCCTTTGATAGAATTTAACGCATCTGGGAACGTAAAAGAAAAAATGAAGTGGGACCCAGAGGTCGACGATAGCAAAATAACGTTTCACAGAACTCGCTGCATGTCAGAATTCATACATGACATAAAAAATAAGAAAATCTTATTCCCTAAATGGGAAGAGTTTAAGCCTTTTTGTGAGGACTTCACGACTGTATACATCGACTTCTCCCGCAGTGGGTCTATGTACTATGATCACGTGTTGCCGGATGACTCTTTTCATGCTAGTATGATCGGGCGGATGGCGGCCATATTTAGCGCTAATTTACTAAGATAAAGCTATTTGACTAAAGGCTTTGCAAATGCTATATAATTTCAGACGCGACGATAAGCGCTGTAAACCAGGAGCGACATGAAATGGATGAGAAGCTGTTTAAAGAACTTGGCAAGACTGCCGCGAAAGCATTTGCCGATAGTAATACGCCATTAAATTCCAGCATTGCTAAGTTAGCAGCACAGCATAATTTAAATGCAAATCAGATTTCACGTGTGTGTGAAGCCGCCAACCTAGACACGTATTTAAATAAAATGGCCAGCGCTTCTGACCGGCGTTTCGAATTTGAACTGGCCGATGCCGGCAAAATTATTTCGGAATCAAATCTAAAAAGCGAGCCAAAGCCTGTGAAAGAAGCTTCTGAAAAAGACATAAATTACTTTGTTAAAAGCGCGAGCTTAAATAACAGCTCAGTGTTTGCTCCGGAATATGATGCTAATCCAGATTTCTTAAATCTAATAAGCACTCCCGACGAAGATTTCAAAATCAAAGTTGCCGGCGCTAAAAGCAGCATGTTTGACACGCATAAAAACACACTTGCCAACAGAGAAAAAATCTCGAATAAACTTAAGCTGCAAGATCGCATTGAAGATCTTAAGGCCGAGTATATTATGACTAGTATTAAGATAGCCAGCGAGCTTAAGACTGCTGTTAGCTTAATTAAGGCAGCTGCTATGCACTCTAATCCGTTTAAGCTCTGGTCGGCTTTCGACAACACTGACAAGTCCGATATTGCTAATGCTGTTTTTACCAAAGCTGCAGAAGATCTATTAAGTCGTGATAGCAAGATTGCAGCTGAGCTCTTGCTTGAAGCTAAAAAGCCTGCTGTGCCGGAACACGATGCTTATATTGCTGAGCGCGACGTAAAAGTCGTGACTAAAGATCCGATAATTAAGATTATCGATAATATCTCTAATCATAAAAAGATCATAGATCAGATTGAGGAGTTTAATTCTTGCAACGGTATTGCGGAAAAAAGCTCGACTACTCAGCCAAGCGTAGCGTATACTATTGACGATGGGCAGTCTGCCTTAGAGTTTTACAAAAAGCTAATCGAGGGATAATATGGCCTTTAGTCCTATTGGCGCCTTATTAGGCGGAGCATTTTTATACGGCGGCGGTACTGAGGGCATCAAAAGCATGGTGTCTGGAAATAACAGCATACCCGCCATGAGTCCTATGCAGCTGAATCCGGCGCTGGGACTGAGCCAAGAACAAAGAAGCAATTTTCAAGATATCGTAAATAAAAAGCCCTTGTACAAAGGCGCCTCCGGAGGGAACATGCCAAATCATTTAAGCATTGCTACTAAGTTTCGTGAAAAACGTGCCGCTGCTGTAGAAGGCGCCGGTGGTATTTTAGGATCTGCTTTGCGAGACGTCGTAAGACCTGGCCTGCAGTCAGTGCTTTATGGCCTTGGTGCCGGGGCCATTGGCTCCGTTATGTATGATCAGTATCAAGATTATAAACGCACGCAGGAAACATACAAAGAAATGTTTGAACGTTTTCCGGAATTAAAAGAGATTGACCCAAATAAAGTCGATGATTACTGGGGCATCATGAATCAGTACTCTCCAGCTATGACCCGAAATCCATTAGTAGCCGGGCAGTTTATTAAGAACATGGCTGAGTATAATATGCAGGGCGTAGACTTCCCAACGTTAAAAAGCATATTAGACATCGAAGGTGCCGCTAATAAATCTAAGACTGACGTTATGAATATGCTTATCAGGGGCGTGGGCCCTAACGTTTAAAAAAATGGATAAGTTGCTAGACTACTCTTCGGCGGATAATTCTAAAAAGACGCTGTATAAAATACGCGCCAATGGTGGCAGCCTGGTAAAACATGCTGCTGCCAGTGAATGGCCGCCGGAGATTTTAGCTTTTATTAATAAGCTAGTTCCAAAAGATGGGATGCATTATTCGCTATGTAACGCTTTAGGGGCCGGTGAGTATTGGTCTTCTAACGTAAATGGTGATTATTTCGAGCGTGACGAGCTGCTTAAAAATCACGGCAGCTTTTTAAAAGGCACGCCGTTCATGCACCATGTTAATAAAGACCCCGCTAAAGGCTACGGTGAAATATTATTTTCGACTTACAATCCGAGAATGAATCGCGTAGAGCTTATAATCGGCCATGACACTAATAAGCTCCCCAAAGACATAGTTAAGAAACTTGAAAATGACGACTTAGTAAATTTATCGATGGGCTGCCGGGTGCCATACGACACTTGCTCGATCTGCGGCAACAAGGCTCCATCGCCAAAAGACTATTGTGATCACGTAACCAAGACTGGGTTAAATTATGTATACCCAGACGGGCGCAAAGTCTTCTTATTTAACCCTGATCCGGACTTTTTTGATATTTCGATCGTAATAGTCCCGGCAGACAAGACAGCATGCGTGCTGGCTAAAATATTCGGCGCCAGTAAAACGGCAGCTATATCAGATCCGTTGCGGGGATTCCGAGGCATTATAACGCCATCAAGTATAAAGGCAGAAATGCAGAAAACCGCCAGCGTGCACCTATCATTTATTGACAGCATTAGCAACAGGCCTGTTGAGCTTTTGCATGATATAGCGTCACGCACTAAGACAGCTGCCGGTTTAAGTGAGAGCATTAAATACAGCAACGCTTATTTCAGGCCTAACGAAGTACAGGCCATGCTATTTATGCAAGCCGGACTTAATAAGTTAGCTAACGCTGTGTTAGATAATAACGCTTACTTTGAATGCGACTCTTGCGTATTGACTGACTTAGGCATGCCTGGTAATAAAATTAAGTTAGCGGCCGGTCTTAACGCACATGACGCTGCTATCGGCGCTATGCTGGGCCAGCAGGCTGTGGCTAATCAGCTAAACCGTGTTAGCATAGAAGATGACTTATCAGATTTAGGCAGCATAATTACTCCTGAGCTTATGAAAGAAATCTCACGGGCGTCGATGCTGTCGTTTCTAATAGGCAAAGCCATGTCGTCTGATAGCTTATCAATGCTGCCATTAATAAGTGCCGGGACGGCGTTAGCGGCAAAGGCTATATCTCCTGATAAAGACGAGCTTAGCAATATACTCGCACAGAGAGCGGCTAACAGAGACTTATATATCGAGCCATTGATAAGATCTAAGAAAGCCGGAGTTAACAGCTTGACTTTGAAACAATTATATTCTATACCATTAGGTGAGTTTTAATTGTGAGTTTTAATTGCGTGTATGCAAAGTTGACTAATTTATGTCAATTAGCTATAAAATTTCTGAAAAGGAGTTAAGAGTGATGACTGCATCAAATACCATCATTCAGGATATCCTGAATCTGAAGGCTAAAAGCAATGTCAAAACTGCTTCTGCTACTTCTGGTTCTACTTCCAAGATGAACGTTCTTACTGATACCCTTCTTAAGCTTGCTGAAGAAATGGAAAAAGAAGAGGACGAAAAAGAGGAAGAAGAAAGCAAAGACGAAAGCAAAGACGAAAGCAAAGAGTCTGACAAAGAAAAGAAAGACGAGAAAGAATCTGAAGACGAGGACGGCGAGTCGTCTTCTCAGTCGGAAGATATCGTAGCTGCTGCTTTGGCAGAGCTGGACAACACCAAGAACGCAGGAGCGAAACTTGTGAGCAAAATCGATTACACCAAACTTGCCCAGGAAATTCTTAAAGTAGCTGTAGACGGCACTGCCGTCTTCGGTCTTGACAAAGACATGACTGCTAACCCTAAAGCTGACCCCGGTACCGTAGCAAATGCCGCCCAGGCCGATGCTGATAAGCGCATTACCGAAACTAACGCTACTGACGCCAGCATGGGCGTAAAAGGGCCGACTGATCCGATGCAGGGTGTAGCACCTCAGTCTGCTGGCGGAGAAGAAACCCCGTTGACACCAGGCGAAGTTAAGTCTGCCATGGCCAAGATGTCCTCTGAAGATGCTATGATGCTTTTCAAACTTGCTCAGGTCGGCTATGACGTAACTGTAGACGTTCTCTCTGACGAAGTAGTTGAAAAACAGGCATCAGCCAGAATTCTTGAACAGGCAGAACGCGTTAAAGTAGCCCAGGCTTATAATTACTTAGTATCCATGGGCATCAATCCTCTCGGTCGTTAATTATACTTAGGAGTGTAGCGTAATGGCTATCAGCAAAAAAAGTATCGCTAAGATTCTCAAACTGGCTGCCAAGCAAAGCGAAGCGGCTGACAAGAGATGCCTTGACGCTGAAGCCGAAGCTCGGGCCCTGAAACAAAAAATGACTGAGATGGAAAAATCAGCCCGCGCCAGAGTCATTGCTACGCGTTTGATCGTCGGAGACGACGTAAGACGTGACATTGACGAGCGGACAAAAAAGCTCGCATCTCAGGACATGGATGTAGTAGAAAAAGCCCTGGAGCTTGGTAAGACCGAGGCAGTTCTCAAATTAGGAGAAGCAATTATCGCTTCTAATAATTCCGGTAATAGCACTAGCAGGAATCCCCTGTTAGATGTATTAGTCACATTAATTTAATAGGAGGAAACCATGCTTAAAGAACGCAGAACCAAGCATGTTGGGTATCGTGGCGTTAAACTCGCCGATCTTGAAACTGGGGTTGAACTCCCCGATGGTTCTCTCGTCGTGCCTATGGCTGTCGTAGCAGGCGAAGAAACCTATGGCGTGCCTGAAGTATTTAGCTCAGACGCACCTTATGTTAATCTTGCCAAGCCGCTGTTCTCAGAATCTGGCAGATTCGACACCATGGTTACTGGTAAAACTGTCGTCCTCGAAGGTCCTATTGAATTCGAAACCGACATGTTTATCGCAGCCGACGAGGCCGCTATGCTGGCAGGTGCTGGCTTAACAGTTAAGAAAGACGCCGATGACGTTCTTAAGTTCGGCGCGGCTATCGGTGCTAACGTAGTAGTAGCACACGTAGTTATCGGACCGGCTGAGCATGCTGAAGGCCGTCTGGTACTCACTGGTCTGTTTAAGTAAGACCATATCAACCGAGGGGGAATCAACCAATTATGGCTACATACGATATTACTGACAACATGATCAATGAGCTTTTTCTTAAAGCCATGAGATCACAGGACCCCGCAACTCATACTAAAGTTGCCGCAGCCAGCGATATGTACATTCGCGATAAAATTCGTGAAAGTTCATTCCTGCGCAAGATCGTTCCACCGGAACCAATTACTAAAGAAGAATGCGACCGTGTACCTTCTCGTGAAGGCGGCCGCCCTGGTCTTCAGAAAGTAATTGACATTGAACGTGATGCAGAAGCAGTATCTCTGCCGTTCAACGCCGAATCTGATAACGAATACATTCGCGGCGAAAGCATGGGCATTAAGTTCCATAAAGTCGCTTCGAAAGAATACGAAATCTCAGAAGGCGACCTGCTCTCTTATTCGATGCCAATTACTAAAATCATCGAAAAGAACGCCCTGATGGCCGTAGAAAAAGAAGAAGACAAGACTTTCGTAGATCAGCTTAACGCTATGGTCACTCATACCGGCAAGCTCTTTGACGTGGTCACTACCGAGCCTTATCTCAATGCTCGTGTTCTTACTACTGGCTATAACTTACTTGAATCTGGCGATCAGCTTCAGTGCAGCTCAGTACTCATGAATCGTTCCTGCTGGAATGACCTTATGGGCAACGGCCGCCCTGAATTCGGTGACAAGGCCTACGACGTACTGTTCCAGGGTCTGACCGAAGAAAGCCTCCATGGCAAACGCGTGTTTATCACTAACAAAACTGACCTGGTTCCCCACAACGAAATCTGGTTCTTCACTGCACCGGAATTTCTGGGCAAATTCTTCGCCCTCACCGACACCAAGCTTTGGATTGAAACCCGCGCCGAATTCCTGAAATACAAGATTTGGGAATACATCGGAGTCGGCCTTGTAAATGCAAAAGCAGTTGCCAAGATCAATATTAGGAAAGCTCCGTAACAAAAACGTCGGTGTGTTCTTAATTAATTGCTTTAAAAAACCGACCCTGTTATATTTAATAGGGTCGGTTTTTAACTAAAATCCCAAGGAGTGTAAATAGCATATGGCTAAATTTTGGTATAAACTCGTAAATGAAAACGCAAACATGAGCGTCAAGCTCGCTGCTAACTCTACCGTAGTGTTCTCTAAGCGTCTTGGCGAAGTAGAATTTCTTCTTGAAGAAAACCCTATCCTGGATGCAATGGTGGCTAAAAACGCACTTAGCAAAAAGACTGATGCTGAGCGCAAGATTTCTTCTAAGAATGTTGAAGCTACTAAGCCGGTAGTAAAAGCTGAAGCCCCTAAAGCAGAAGCTGCCAAGCCGGTAGTAAAAGCTGAAGCCCCTAAAGCAGAAGCTACTAAGCCGGTAGTAAAAGCTGAAGCCCCTAAAGCAGAAGCTGCCAAGCCGGAAGTAAAAGCCGAAGCCCCAAAAGCTAAGGCTAAAGAAGACGCAGCTAAATAATAGCCTATGACAGCCCCACTAAGCCAGCCAGAGTTAGAGCAGTTAAACACTTATATTAAACTTGTAAGGAATTACTTGCAGGACTACCCTGAGCTGAATTACTTGCAGCCGGACAAGGAAGAATTTTTAAACAGCAGCATATCACAAAGCATACTTATGGCATTGGAAATATTTAATGCCTGCGTAGGGCATTTGACTAAGCACTCGCTAATAAATTTTCCTGTGCCGACTTTGCTCGTACTTGGCGGGGCTGCTTATACGCTTTTCAGTGGCGGTATATTGCAGACTCGTAATCATTTCAGCGTAAGTGATGGCAATACTTCGGGGCCGATCTCAGAAAAGTCCGACATGTATCGTGCCTGGGGGCAGGAGCTGTTAAACAATTTCTTGACTCTCTCGTCTAAGTACAAGGAAACTAAAAATATGGATTCTGCATATGGCAGCTTCTCAAGCAATTATTTGCTGGCACATTTTTATCGAGATGAGTCTATTAAAATCTAAGGAGAAAATTCGATGGCTAATAAACAGCGCATTAAAAGTATTATTAAGCAGGCCGGCATCATGGACATGCTTGGTGGCGCAGCTGGCGCTATCTCTGATATGGCTCCTGAAGGACTCGGTGGCCTTATGGGCGCTGGATCTGCTGCAGGGCTAGCTAACATGGGTGGCATGGGCAGCAAAGGTCAGATGATCGCGGCCGCTATCGGTGCTACTGTAGGTGCTATGGCTGCAAGCAAAATGAAAGATCATGAGCAGATGCAGAGCATGGGTATTGATGCTAACGCCAATCTCGGTATTAACAACGCTCTTATGAATCTGGACCAGGAAGCAGCGCTATCGGGCATGTATGGTGGCGGCATGCCAATGGACCCAAACATGATGGGCATGCAAGATCCCAGTATGATGGGTGGCATGGGCATGGGCATGGGCATGGACCCAAACATGATGGGTGGCATGGGCCAGCAATTTCCCCCGTCACAGCCAGTAGCCGGTTATCCTGAAGCTCAGCAGGCTATGCAGGGCAAGCAGGCCAATGCTCGCGCCAACGCCAATCTTATTAAGACTGCCTCGGCAATCGTGGATAAGTATTTCGCGTAAGTAAAATTGCCGGGGTGTAAAAGCCCCGGCTTTATTAAACAAATGCCCAACGAAACAATTGCCGTCAACAAGCTATTAGTTATTCCAATTAGCAAGAGCGAGTTTGCTATCTCTTGGGAGTTCGAACCTACGTTCTTAAGCTTTGATAATTTTAAATTTAGCTTAGAGAAAAGTAATGCGCCACATGACGGCTACGAGTTTTTAGCAAGCATCTCTCCTAATAGCAAATCTTATATTGACACTGACGTAGCTATTTTTAAATTCTGGAAAAGCTATTACGTTAGAATGCGGATCATAAACACTGCTACTAACGAAAGTTATATGTCAGAGCCTGCTACAGTCGAGCATCCGCCGAACTTAGAAGCTATCGAGCTTATCAGACGTGGTAAAATATCATTAGAAAATCCAAGATACGGAAACGGTGTGCCTTGCAAAGTATTTATTCGCAAAGAAGGCGGGCAGCGCTGCACTGAGTGCTTTGACGTAATCAAACGCCGCAGCACTAAGACTAATTGCATAAATTGCTACGGGACTAGCTACGATGGCGGTTTTTACGAAGCTATCGACGCTTATTTTAATTTCAGCGTAGATATTAAAAACATGGGCGTGTCTGACATAGGCAACGCCACACGATCTGGCAATCGCGCTATCACATGCAATTACCCGATAATAAAGCCAGGAGATGTAATTGCTGACACGCGCCTAAACCGTGTCTGGACTGTTAGCGGTGAAGTGCAAAACGTAGAACGGCGTCGGCATGTTATTAAGCAAGTATTAAGCTTAGAAGAAGAAGAACGAACGTCTATTTTATTTGCGCTTTTGTCAAGAAAGGCCAGCTAAATGCCAGGGGAAATAAATAACTTAACGGGCGCTGCTAATTTAAAATCTGGCTCGCAAAGCATGATTGATTTGGCTACGGCGCAACGCTATATAATTACCTCGTTCATAAAAGACATTTACTTGATAATCTTACGTGAGCTATTTTCCCAAAACGAAGGACCTTTTAAATTCAACGATGATCCTGAAATCACGCGCTTGCATATTTCCGATCGCTTAGAGATCCCCAAAGAAGTTCAAAGCTTTAAGCCGGTTATTTATCTAACTCGCGGACGTATGGGCTACTCTAATTTGTCAATAGATAACTTGGCGTCAATGAATATGAATACCGGGGCCGAAACGCACTCGGATCTTATTCGTGGCAGCATGATTATTAATTGCGCCTCTGAAGAGGGTCTCGAGGCCGAGCATTTAGCAAGCTTGGTATTTGTCTTGCTCCAAGCTTTTAAGCAGAAATTTTTAGATTTCAGAATGCATTATTTTTCTGTCGGAGAAATCTTGGAAGAGCGGCCTGTAATGGCCAGCGTAGATACTAAGCTCGTCGAAGTAGCTGTAACTACAAGCTTTTCTTTTTCTTATAGCTGGGCTATATCTATTATGAACAGCACGCAACTCAGGGACATAAACATGTCACGTTCTCATGAGAGCGACGGCAGCGATGCTTGCGGCAGTGAGGTAAATGCGTGCGGCGAGCCTGCTGGAATCGACGGATCTGGTAGTGACTGTGGGCCATTTACTAATTTAAAAATAAAAGGTGAATAAATATGGCAGAAATAGTTGACAAGAAACGTCCAGATGTCTATGTATATGTAGATTTTGATAAAGGTTGCCATGGGCCGAAAAATCCAGGGGCGCCAAGAGCTTTTATAAAAGCCTTTTCTAAAAAAGAATTAGTTAACAAAACCATAAGCATCTATGATGCTTTCAGTATGATGGCCACGGGGGGCGTTATGGGAAAATCCGCATATGAGATTTGGCTAGACGTTGGCAACGAAGGAACTGTTGAAGATTTTTTAAATAGTCTTAACGGGACCGACGGCGTTGACGGCTTGTCAGCATATCAAATCTGGCTAGGCCTTGGTAATACTGGCACTGAAGAAGATTTTATAAACAGCCTTGTCGGAGAAGCAGGCAAGTCTGCCTATGATATTTGGATCGAAGCTGGCAATACTGGGACGGCGGAAGAATTTTTAGCAGCCATGCGTGGTGCCGACGGTAAATCGGCTTATGAAGTATGGCTTGGACAGGGCCATACAGGCACGATTGAAGATTTCTTTACATACTTAGCCGAACTTGGCTCGTTTGAGCAGGCTTTTGAAAATACAAGCGAGCTAATCGTCACTCATAATTTAGGCAAGTTCCCGTGTGTGTTTGTGTTAGACGCTGCTAACAACGAATGTGAAGTTGGCGTCACGCATTTAAGTGAAAATTCGGTGCAGATAACTATGTCTGCCCAGAGAAGTGGTAGAGTATTTTGTAACTGAGTAGACATATGACTGCTTTATTAATCTTTAAGGAGTTTTTAAAATGGCCGGTAAACCTTTCTGGTATGATATTGACCTACTGCTCAATTCTCTTACGAATGCTGTTATCGATCCCGTAGCAGCTGACCCTACTGGTGGCGATTTAAAAGAAGGCCGCTTTTGGTATAACACTGCTGACAAGCAGCTGAAATTTTACGACGGATCTGCCATAGTAGTACTTGCTACTGGCGGCGACGTATCAGATGCCGTGACCCGTGTAAGTGCTGCCGTGGCAGCCGGGGAGCTTATGGTCTCTGCTGGCACCGATAATACTGCCACTTCTTTTGACGCAAAAGGTACCGCCGGCATTCTCAAAGTCAATGCCGACAACACTGTTGATAAGGCCGTTGCTGGCACTGATTATCTGACCGAAGACAGTGCTAACTCACTCACTAATAAGACTTTTGACGCCAACGGTACTGGTAATAGTATTTCTAATATCGAAGTAGCCGATCTGGCATCTACTGCTAAGACTACTGATATGTCCGTAAGCGCCCTTAGCACTGAACTTGCTACTGCTGATGTAATCAAAAGCTACATAGATGGCGCTATTACCGAAATAGAAACCGAAATTACTGCAATCGGCACTCTCGTCGGTGGCTTCAGTGCATTGGCTGGCACACTCCCTACTACTGGTTCTGGCGACGCAGGTGCTATTACCTCTGGCGACTTCTGGCGCATCACTGAAGCCGGTGATATTACTGGCCTCGGTCACTTAGAAATTGGTGATGCTCTTGTAGCTGCTGCTAATGGTGCTGCTGATGCTGCCGACTATTTCGTACTGCAGGCTAATTTAACCGACGCCGTAACTTCTGACGGCAACGGCAGTGTTGTAAATGGCATCCCGGTATTCGACAGCACTCTTGGTACCACCGTTACTGATTCCGGCGCTACTTTTGATCCTGCTACTGGTATCATGAATATCCCGGCTGCCGGCGAGTATCAGATTAATGGCGTTAATGTACTTGACGGCATCGATGAAAGCTATGTCCAAGTTGACGAAACTGGTAATATTAATCTACCAGCCGGCGCTGAATATCGTATTAATGGCGTAAATGTATTAAGTACACTAACCGGTGCTGCCTATAAATACGCCGCAGCGTTCAATGACAGTACTGATTGGGTTGGCGCGTCTGCTCCGTTTACTTTCACTGTGGCAGCCGCTACTCATGAACTCGGCGTTTCTCAGGACATAATCATAGGCGTCAAAGATAGCACTGGCCAGACTGTAGAAGTTGGCGAGCTTGTCGATGCTTCTGGCAATGTGACACTCACCGCTAACGCTAAATTCGCAGGCCGCGTAGTGCTAATGGCATAAACGCTTTATCGCTTAATTTCGTAATAAGACCCGGGGGTTAACAGCCTCCGGGTTTTTGCTATTGCCTTTTTAGAGCTAGCCGCATATAATAAGCATACGAGGCCTTAGTTAAGGCAGCGGGTATTTTATCCCGGCTTCAAATAATAGGAGAATTTATGAGTAAAAAATACGGGCGGCAGTTTTTAAAGGCTGTTTCAAAGCCAGACACTAATCCACCGGAAGGCTTTGTAGAGTTTTTCGCAGATGCTGACAATGGTGGAAAAATTACGACATTGCTGGCTACCGGGGAGAGCACGCCAGTCGGCAGCGGAGCCGCGGTGCCTTATTCAGATACCGACCCATTAAGTGACGGCGTAGCCGCACAAGGCGTAAGTGAAAAAGTCTCTCGCCAGGATCATGTTCATCCGTCAGACACATCAAGAGAACCCATATTCTCTAAGAATACCGCATTCAATAAAAACTTCGGAACATCCGCCGGTTCCGTGTGTGAAGGCAATGATACGCGTCTTACTGATGCAAGAACGCCAATCGCACACACGCATTCTGCCTCAGAAGTCACATCAGGAGCGTTGGATGGCGCCAGAATTCCAGTACTTGACGCCAGTAAAATAGGCTCAGGTGTTTTCGACATCGCGAGAATTCCAGCTTCTGCGCTAGAACGTCTAGTACAGGTAGCTAGTCAGGCTGCGAGATTCTTGTTAACTACTGCAACTGTTCAGCTTGGAGATACTGTAAAGCAACTTGATACCGGAATAATGTACGTTGTAGTAGATGTGGCTAATTTGAATAACGCTACTGGGTACATGGAATACACCGCGGCATCTGCGGCATCAGTTCCATGGTCTGGAGTTACTTCGAAACCTACCACACTTTCTGGATATGGAATTACAGATGCCTCCCCCAGCTCGCATGTTGGGGCTACAGGCTCTGCCCACGGAGTAGTTACTACTTCTGTCAATGGGTTCATGTCTAGCACCGATAAAACAAAATTGGATGGAGTGGCATCAGGAGCCACTGCATATAGCGATTCTTTAGCTCGAACTGCCTGCGTAGCGCAGACTATAACTAATGGGGTAACCACCTCAGCTCCTAGCCAGGATGCAGTATTTGACTCCTTAGCGCTTAAAGCAAATGTGGCCAGTCCGACATTTACTGGAACAGCTACAAGTGCATCATTTGCGTCTACAGTAGCTACAGGTACCGCCCCAATAGCTATAGTAAGTACTACTGCGGTGGCCAATTTGAACGCAGACCTACTGGATGGAAACCACGCCAGTGCGTTTGCAACATCTGGGCATACCCATCTATACGCAGGATCAGCATCTGCCGGAGGAGCAGCTAATAGTGTAGCCAGCTCGCATTCTCCTGGTACCGGACTTTCAGGCAGCGCGTATAACGGATCTGCAGCGCAGACTTGGGATGTCGTATACGGATCTGCAGCTAATACTGCATGTCAGGGAAATGACTCCAGGCTATCGGATGCCAGAACTCCTACCGCACACACTCATGGTAATATTACGAATACTGGCGCTATTGGCAGCACGGCAAAGTTGCCCATTATTACTACTACTTCAGGAGTTCTCACTACAGGCTCATTTGGAGTTGGGTCTGGAAGTTTTTGTGAAGGCAATGATGCCAGACTGTCAAATCCCAGACCAGCTTCAGATGTTGCTCCATGGGCTAAAGCTGCAAGTAAACCTTCATATACTGCTGTTGAAGTAGGTGCTGCACCAGCATCTCATGCTGCTAATGCCAGCACATACGGCTACGGCGACACTACTAACGCCGGGCATTTAAGAGTTGGGTCTGGTCTAGCAGTAACTACAGGCACTGTCAGGGCAAACATAAACGATGCCGGAAAAGCTGCAACGGAGCTTATAAGCGCGCAGGCAATAGATAATATATGCTGTGCCATATCTAGAGCGTCCTACATGTCTGGAATAGTTTCCGAGTATGATGCCCCTGCACTAGATATTAACATAGCCAGCGCAGCTGTGGCGGAATCTCTGGCAGTATCACATGATGGGACAACTCTGGCTATTGGTAACTCCGGGCTAGTCACATATAAGCTAGATTCTGCATCTAGACGGTATTATAAAACTGCAAACGCTTCGCGTTACAGCGATAATCCCATCCTAACATATAATGGGCAGAAAATGGTAGGAAGATATAGTTCTACAGAGGTTGTTACGTATTTGTGGGATGGTGCCAATAACAGATTTTCGGAAAGCACGGCCGTAAACTCCCAACCACCACACATAGCCCGTTTAGCAATGTCCGCGGATGGGAACTTCTTGGTGGTAGTTTCCAATTATACAATTGCTCCATTTTTTTGGAGCTATAAATGGAATACTACGGCAGGTAGATTTGAATTAACAGCATCCCCAGACGTCGCCCCAGCCGCGGGGGTTAACTTAATTAGCATGTCGTATACTGGAAACAGATTAGTACTGGGGAATGGAACTAGCTACACATGGAGCAGCGCTAATAATAGATACCAAATAACGGCAGATCCAGACTCCTCTATGGTGGCCACTAACAATATGTGTGTATCCTCGGATGGGAGCAAAGTGCTCATTGGTGTCTATGCTGCTCCATACGTAAAGAGCTTTACTTGGAGTGCTGCGAATAATAGATACCAGGCGGATGCTGCAATTTTGGTAAGTGGTGTCACAACTCCTGTGCCTAGAGCGCTATCGTTGTCAGGAGATGGCAGTACTCTCGCAATCGCGTTAGCCACCGGAGGACTTATCGTATGTGGATGGAATGTCACTAACAACAGGTATGAAAAAATCACCACTCCCACCGATCTAACTATAGGCACCACTACTGGGCCGCAGTGTGCTATATCTGGGGATGGGTCGATATTATTTATACACCATGGCACTACTACCCGGCAGCCCAATTATCTCATGCTGTTCAAACGCTCAGCAAACAATAGCATATTTAATTTCTATCACACATTTGACCGAAGTAAAATGATTCTACCAGGAGTTGCGTATGAGTAATATTTATCATATAAAGTTTGACCAGGATGGGTACATAGTGGACATGAGCAAATTCCCAGCGTCAGAAGATTATGTCGAGATAGACATTGGATCAGCGCTGATCCCTCCTAAAATAATGCGTGGATACTATAAATGGCAAAACACATTTATAGTTGATGGCGAAAAAGAAACTGTTGTGGATGCGGCGCTTGCATTGCTGGAGGGGCAGTGAACTGCCAAATTTAAAGCACTTCTTGACTAAAGCAAGGCCCTTCTCTATAAATGGATAGAGTTATTTTATAATCTGGAGGAAGACAAATGTCGGCATACACCAAGCCAGACTGTTGAAGTCGGAGAGCTTGTTGATGCTTCTGGCAATGTGACGCTTACTGCTAATGCTAAGTTTGCCGGCCGTGTCGTCCTGATGGCATAATCGCTTTATCGCTTAATTTCGTAATAAGACCCGGGGGTTAGTAGCCTCCGGGTTTTTGTTATTGACTTTTTAGAACTTGCTTCGCATAATAAACATGCGAAGCCTTAGCAAAGGCAGTAGTGTAATTAACCGCTACAAATAATAGGAGCAATAATATGTCTAAAAAATACGGGCGACAGATCTTTAAAACTACTTCTAAGCCGACAACGAACCCACCGGAAGGCTTTGTTGAAGTATTTATGGATAGCGATAATGGTGGGAATCCGACGCTGTTACTTCCGACCGGGGAAAGTTCTGCAATAGGCTCAGGAGGGACAGGAGGGACAGTAGCTTATTCAGACACCGATCCATTAGTTGACGGCACTGCCTCGCAAGGCATAAGCGACAAAGTATCTCGTCAAGATCATGTCCACCCATCTGATGCTAGCAAAGCAAGCGTATCGCACACGCATACAGGGACGTACGAACCGGCTAATGCAAATATACAAACGCACGTAGCAAGTACAGCAAATCCACATAGTACTACGGCAGCACAGGTTGGGGCTGCTGCAGCCTCTCATACTCATGGAAACGTTTCTAATACAGGTGCAATAGGAACTACTGCAAACTTACCGGTTATAACTGGGACTTCCGGCGTTGTTTCTGTCGGAGCTTGGTACGAATCAGTCCCAGCTGCGGCCACAAATCTAGGGGCTGTTGGGACCAGTGCTAGCCCTTCCAGAGGAGACCACTCTCATCCAAGCCGAATTGCTCTTACAGCGCCAGCAGCTCCGGTAAATGGCGATATATGGATTGTTTGACATGACTAAAATAGCCGGTGCGCTGCATTATAAAGATTCTATTGCCGTAGTTAGGGATTTAGACGTGTATTCTACTGCTGCAGAAGCAGGCAGTAAATATCTAGCAATTAAGCGTGGCGATGGGAGTATGGCCTATGCCCCGTTAGTTCTGCCATCGGATGCACGTGCATCTGGTATTCGTGTGCAGCATTCTTCTGGAACAATGGCTGTTGGTGGGAAAATTGTAAATAGTATGTCTGCTTGGAAATATGCAACTAGTGGAACTGGAACTGGGTGGTCCAAGGGATATGCCATTATACAGGCCCCAAATGGCTCTTGTTATGTCACTGGATGCTTCAGTGGCACTATTACATTTGGCAGTACTACACTAACCTGCGCAGCTGGCGAAAATGGTTATATAGCCAAAGTTAATCCTAATACCGGCGCATTCGAAGGCGCATGGCAGACGTCAGGATCACCGACTACATGTCCGGGGTATAGTATTGCTGTTGACGCTGCGAATAACTGCTATGTTACCGGATATGTCATAGGAACAGCTTTTTTTGGAAGTTTTACTGTGACTGGGGATAATTATGGGAGAGCCTTTATTGCCAAGTTATCTGCTGCTGGCACATGGGAATGGGTTAAGCTAATTAGCAGCACAGGGAACTTTTCTTATGGATATGGTGTAACACTGGCACCTAATGGATTGCTATATGTCACAGGATACTTTGGGGTGGGCAACATTACTTTTGAAGGTGCGGCGATACCTGGGCGTGGCATGAATGACGGATACGTAGCGTGCATTGACACTAGCGGCGTGTGGCAGTGGGGCAAAGTACTTGGCGGGGGAACTAACGATGCGTGCTACAAAAGTGAAGTTGATACGAATAGCAATGTCTATGTGACTGGGTCTTTTTCTGGCAGCAGTGTTTTTGGAAGCACTACTCTTGTGTCAGCTGCTGGTGTAGATAATATATTTATATGCAAACTAGATGCCGCCGGGAACTGGCAATGGGCAAAACAGGCCACAGGATCATATTCTGGTGGGGCCGGAAGGTCAATTAGAATACTCGCTCCAGATAAAGCCTATGTTTCAGGGATATTTAACGGGAGTGCCGTATTTGGTAGCAAAACACTAACTTCAGTAAAACAGTCATATTTTGTTGCCAGATTCGATATGGCGACTGGAAATTGGCTGCATGCTTTTGGCGGGAATGTTACGGGAGACGGGACATCTGCCAGCTATGGGGTAGCCACAGCCCCGGAATCGGTGCTACTAACAGGAGTGCACTCAGGTAACATGACTATTCCTGGACTCGGAACTGTGCCTAGAATAGGGGCGGCGGGGATATTTATAATGGGAGTAGCTCACGATAGCGGCGTGGCAAAATGGATAGCAACTGGAGAGGGCCTTCTTGCTTTCGACATGGTGCCTTTGACAGGCGGCGGAGGGATGGTGACTGGGCACTTCGCTCCAACTGGTACGTTTGGCAGTACTGTGCTGACTACTACCGCGTCGTCGAGAATGTTTGTGGCAAGGGCTGATGAGCCGTAACAGCGATAATTTATTTATTTTAACAAAGGAGTAAATGTATGTCTAGTGTGCTTAGAAATAGTGCTAACAACAAAATGCTTATTATCCACGGGGGGGTTGCCGTTAAATCCTATCGTTATAGCAGCAGTATCAACTGGATTTTGACAAGGGAAGAGGATTATGTATTTAACCCGTCAACCCAGCAGATCACTGCTTACTACGGCCCTCCCGGAAGTATAATCGTTCCAGATCGTATCGGAGGAGTACCAGTTCTTGGGGTGGGCCCACATGCTTTTGATATGGCAGACGGGAAAGGTGCAGTAGTAAACGACGTCAATCCATTGAGTGCCATACGCTTCCCCTATTATCTTACTGATATTGCCGAATCCGTGTGCTATGGTAGCAATGTCACACACGTAGAGTTCGGCCCCCATTTAAGGACTGTGGGCCCTCATATTTTTGGTATCAGCGCCGCGGGCGGTGACATGCAGGATGTTACAGATATTGTTATATACGACAACGTGACTTTCGAAAGCCAATGGGAGCCTATGGGAACGTGGGGCGGAGCATTTAGAGCTAAATATGCCATAGAAGGCGCAGGCATTTACCATTGGACCGGTACTCAATGGGACAGGTCGGACATGTAATGTCAATGGCTTTTGATTTATTTTATTTAAAGGGTATTTAAGTGAACAGTAAAAGCTTATTGACTAAGAATGGCTACGCATTTGGCGATCACGGCGACTCATTCCCAGGGTTTTACACGGCCAATAGCAAAGCTGCTGGGACTTATACCTGGAATGGCAGTGCCTGGACTAAGACGGCCTAGGCTTTTTAGTTGGCCACGTTTGTTAGCAAGGTGAGTGCAATGCTGTACAAGGCAAGATCGCCTTGACTAATAAACGTGGCTGTTCTATAAAAGAAAAAGAACGGCGTTATTTTTTAATCTGGAGGGAGACAATCAATGTCGACGTATAGCAAACCAGATGTTGAAGTATATCAGCAATTTAGACTGCCCCAGGGCGATATCCGTCCGGCAGTATTACAGTCTTGTCTGGTAGGGCCATTATATCAGATATTCAAAGACGAAGTTGTGGGTACTTACGACAATACTGAAAAGACTTATTACTTTCCTTATAGCCTGAAGCCTGGCGCAGTCGTGAAAAGCGACACTATGGCAGTGCGTGTAATTCAGTACGGCGAAGTCCGGACAGTTGCAGCATCTAATTTAGTGACTGCTGGCGTCGAAGGCGATATTTCAGTCGGCTTCTTAAATGAATTCCAGGATTATTCAAAAGATTTCCTGAACATGAGCATTATCACGCATACTGACGCAGACTCCAACGACGGGGATTATTTGCATATCCCAGTCGGGCCAAATGCTTCAGGAGTTACTCAAGGCTATTTTAAAATTCTCGAAGTCGTAGACAGCCACACGCTAAGATTAGCTGAAGAGCTGTTGCCAGCTGAAGGCGAGAATTATGAAATCCGCAGCGTAGGCTACATGATCGAGAATGAAACTATTGGGGTGAGCTTAAAGCTAACGCCTAATTTAGGATTCTCTGGCGACGTAACTGTAGGATTTAAAGCCCTGCGCACTGATCGTGACAGGCCGTTTGAATGGACCCGCGACGATTTAATTGCCGAAGTCGGTGACGAAAGTCAGATCGTGCCTGAGAATCCGTTGGCATACGGCGCAAGCTTAGCGTTGTCAGTACTTGGCTCATTGCATTTCGTATCAGCTATGCCAGTGCTTTCAGACGACTTGGCTGGATATACTGCTGCAGTAGATGCCTTAGAGTCTGAAGAAGTATACGGCATCACTTGCTTAACGCATAATATTCAAGTCGCACAGATGCTTATGGCGCATGTAACCGCTATGTCCGATCCAATGGAAAAGAAAGAACGCATTGGTATAATTAATACTGGCTTTACTGATACTATCGTAAAAGTCGGCTATATCGATGTAACCGATGGCAGTACTAGCTTCAGCGGCATAAATAGCACTGAGACTGTCATAACTGAGGCTGGCTTATTTAACTACGCGCCTGCCAGCGACGGTGATTATGTTAAAAGCTATACCGAACTGGCACCGACACGTGCAAGCGTGCATTTTCCTAGTGCAAGTCTTAACATTGCAGCCGGAGCCGTCGTGCGCTATGCACTGGCCTCTGCACCGTTGCTTTGGATTAACATTGCTACTGATACTGATATGTATCACGTGATTATTAATGCTCCGGCCGGTGACAGTATAAGCAAAATTGGCTACTCTTGCGCTGGTTATGATGCCGCAGCTAATCCTGTAGCAGTATTTGCATTAGCCACTGCTGGCGAAGCCGAATACACAGAATACAGTCACATAACAGCAGCTTCTCAGATTGCAAATATCGAGCCCGTAACCGAGCTGATTTCTGTTACTGCTACGCATATCACCGAAAAGCGCATGTTGCTTAACGACAAGCCCTTGAACCCTGCCACAGTCAAGCTATCTATCCCTAATATGCAGAATTTCGTTCAGGGCGGTGATTTTGCTGTTATTGAAAATGCAGGCTTCTGGTATATTGACTGGGCAGGCCGCAATCTCGAAAGCGTAATTGCTCAGGGCATGCTAATTAAAGCCAGCTATGTCAAAGGCGATTGCGTCACTGACTTAATTACTCCGACTGCCGGGCATAAAGCTTTAAAAATCCGCGCTTACGACGTTACGCCGAGCGTTAACTTAGAAAAGCCAGAATCTTACGTTTTCCCGGAAGGGATGCTCGTAACTGTCGTAACTGAATCTGACGTTCTTAGCTTTAATCGCCCAGGCACTTACGTGTTTGATCGTGATATTTTGGCTATTTACAAAACCGTTAGTACTGTTGCCGTACCTGATAAGACTGCAATTGATACTCTGATCGAGCTTATGATCGTGCCGGCTGTCGGCAGCTACTCTCGCAATAAGTTCGTAGACGCCAATGCGCATTTTATTACAGCTGCTACTCGTGTTAATCCGAGCGACAAGCTTGTAATTAAATCCGGCGCATCTGCTGGCGAATACGAAATATTAGCCGTTATCTCTGACTCTGAACTTATCGTGAATACGCAATTTGGCGTATTTGAGACTGGCTTAGAGTATCAGATTAATCAAGGCAGCGTAAGCAAATTAGACCTGGCCAAATGGTTCTCGCAGATCTCTGCCTCGTTCGCTGAACGCCGTATTACGAATATCTATTGCCCATTCGTAGGCAGTTCGTCCGACGGCGTAAGCGTAGATATCTTACCAGGATACTTTTATAACTGCGTTATCGCTGGTGCCATTCAAGTATTAGCGCCTCAAGCAGGCCTGACTAACATGGTTATTCCGGGCTTTAGTCAAGTCTTTTATGTAAGCGATTACTTCACTGAAAAGCAGCTTGACGAAATAGCGAGCGGCGGTACGTTTATTATCATGCAGAACAATAAATGGACTGTGCCCTATTGCCGGCATCAGCTGACTACTGATATGAGCATGCTGGAAAAGCGTGAGTTATCTTGCGTAAAAGACTTGGATTACATCGCTAAGATGGGCCGCGAAACTCTGAGACCTTATATCGGCCGCTTCTTGGTCAACGAAGTCACTATGACTACGCTATACAGCGTGGCCAATGCATTCCTACAGCGCTGTAAAGACGATGGTCTTGCCAATGCCAATAGCAATCTCATGAAGATCTATGTTGACCCGAATGCAAGAGACACTGTCGTCATTTGCTTGGAAATCGAACTCCCAGTACCGCTGAATAAAATCAAGCTGTACATCTACGTATAAGGAGCTTTATTTATGGCTAAAGTAACCACGAGCTATAATAACTGGGACTTTAATGACTTACACGTGCAGCAGAACTTAAACGGCGGTGACTTCGTAGGTTCGCATACGATTATAATCTGCGCCACTGGGCCGCAGTTATCTTCTATGTCAGCTACGACTGCTTCTGGCACATACGCTGCCTCGTCTAAGTTTTCAAACGGCTACACTACTACGATCTCAGCCGACGCCGCAGGAGCTGGCTTTGCTATCCCATTA